GTTGACTTTAACACAATCCTGAGTGTTTCGGCCACGAAATGGCTGGCATTTTGGAAAACCCTGCTCTTTTGCCGCAATGGGTTAGCCGATCAGTGGAAAACCGCTGACGCCCCAACCGGCGGTGTCGCATGACGTGCCGGGCACAGGCGCTCAAGGCGTATAAGGCATCCCGCAAACCCGGCATTGACGGCCAGGCCCTCGCGAAAGCGGTTGGCGTCAGATACGCGCATGAAGCGTGGACTCTCGCATCGCTCGGCAGTTCATGGTCACGCATCGATGATGCGAAGCTCACCGAACCAGAGCGCTTGCTGCTGGTCAGCCTGGCTGCCGCACATCGCCTCATACTCGATCATGGAAGGGCGTCTTCGCCAAAGGGCGTCTTTGTAAGCCGCATCGCCCGGAAGTCGTCCGGCTGGGCCGCCAATGTCGCCGCGAAGCGGCTAGGCTCGCACCGCAAGGACGAGGACGAAGCCCGACACGGCACGGGTCTGAATTTCGTTGAGGCACGTCGCAACGGGCACATGTGGCTCACCCCCGCCGGCTGGGCCGTCGTCCATGCGATGGAGGCAGCAGCATGAACAGCGTCACTCTAACCGATGCTATGAAGGGCGCGCTTCGCTGGATGCAGCAGCATGGCGGTGACGCCGCTGTCGTCAGGGTCAACGGCGGCGGCCGGTACATCCTCGCGCAAGGCGAGCAGGCGCCGTTCCTTCCGTCGTCATGCCGCGCGCTGATCGACGCGGGCCTTGCTGAATATGTCGACATGAACGGCAAGAAGTCTGTGCGCTTTCGGCTCACGGCCATGGGGAGGGCAGCAGCATGAGGCTCGGCCCCGTCAATTCCATTCGTGACATCAGGCACGGCCACATGTTCTGCGGCGTTGGCGTCGGTGCGCGTGGCTTCAACCTCGCGGCGCCCCGAGTCGGCAATGTCCAGGCTCGCTTTCTGTGCGTCGGCGGGATCGACGTAGATCCTGGCGCCATCCGCAACTTCGGTCGGATGACGGGCACACCCGGCACTGTCATGGATCTCTTTGACCACGAGCAGTATCGCGACTTCCATGGCAAGGATACGCCTGCAGGATGGCGTGAGGCGACGCCTGATGACATCCGGGCGGTCTATGGCCCCGTGCTCGACGTCGCGTTCCTGTCGGCCCCGTGCAAGGGCTTCTCGGGCCTTCTCTCCTCGACCCAATCGAAAACCGACAAGTATCAGGCGCTCAATCGCCTGACGCTGCGCGGCGTCTGGCTGATGCTGGAAGCGTACAAGGACAACCCCATCCCGGTTGTGCTGTTCGAGAACGTGCCCCGGATCCTGACGCGCGGCAAATGGCTGCTGGACCAGATCATCGCGATCTTCCGCGCCTACGGCTACAGCGTGAACCTCGACACCCACGACTGCGGCATCATTGGCGGGCTGGCACAGAGCCGGAAGCGGGCGCTGTTGATCGCGCGCCACATGGAGAAGGTGCCGCCCTTCATCTACCAGCCGAAACATCATCGCATGCGCGGTGTCGGAGAGGTTATCGGCAAGCTCCCTCTCCCTGGCGATCCGGTCGCCGGCCCGATGCACCGGGTTCCTTCGCTCCAGTGGAAGACGTGGGTGCGGCTTGCTCTTGTGCCGGCCGGCAAGGACTGGCGCGCGCTCAATGAGCTGGCCGTGGTGGACGGCAATCTCCGTGACTTCGGTATCATCCCTGAACACCAGCTCCGCGACAATGCCCTTGGCGTGAACCGGTGGGACGACGTTGCGCCCGTCATCACCTCGCACCGTGCGCCGGGACAGGGACGCTTCTCCGTTGCAGACCCCCGCCCTATGGACGACTGGCACAACGAATCGCTCGGGGTCCGGGGCTGGGATGATACGGCTCGCGTGGTGGCCGGCGCCAGCCGGCCCTACAATGGCGCGCACAGCGTCGCCGATCCGCGCCATGAGGGCCGCGATCGTGCATCCACTTATGGCGTGCGCGAATGGGACAAGCCCGCCGGCACGGTCGCGGGTGAAAGCTTCCCAACGAACGGCGCGTTCTCTGTCGCAGATCCACGCCCACCGGAAGCTGCGAACCAGACCTATCAGCAATATGGCGTGAACGATTGGGGCAAGTCCGTGGGGACCGTCAGCGGCCAGTCGGCACCCGGAGGCGGGGCGCATAGCGTTGCAGACCCCCGCCTGGGGCGAAAGGCGCATTCCAACGTCTATCGCGTGATCCCGTTCGACAAGGCAGCCGTTGCGGTCACGTCGTCACGCGATGGCGCGGTCGCGGACCCCCGCCCCGAGGGCAAGGAAAACTACACGACAACCAAATACAAGGTGACGCATTACGGCGAGGCCAGCCGCACTGTGATTGGTGCCAGCACCACTGGGGACGGTGCGTTCGCCGTGGCCGACCCACGGCCGAGCTGGGGCAACCAGCGTCATCACAACATTCTGCGGGTGACACCTTACGACGAGGCGGCAGGGACGATCCCGGCAGGCGTGCATAGTGTGACCGGCGGGCAGCCGTGCGTTGCTGACGCGCGGCGCGAGCACTATCAAACTGGTGGCCATTATGGCGTCGTCCGTTGGGACCAGACGGGTTATGCCGTCAGTGGCTCAGCCTGCCATGACAATGGGTTCAACTCGGTCGCCGATCCGCGCGAAGCGGTTATCGAAGACGCGCCGTTCGAGCTGCCCAAGCCAGATGCCCGGCTCGTTTGCCGCATCGTCGCCACGGATGGCACATGGCACCGTCCCTTCACGACGCTCGATCTCGCCTCGCTCCAGTCGCTCTTCAACCCGGAAGAAATATTCTACCAGGAGGATGGCGTCTGGCATTGCCGCACACCCTTCGACCTTGAGGGCGGCTCTGACGTCATCAAGCGCGAGTGGATTGGCAATGCGGTGCCCGGAGATTCCGCGAAGGGCATGGCTGAGACGATCGGCGAAGCGATCATCCTGGCAGACCTGGGTGAGACATTCTTTCTCAGCAGCGCTGAAATCTGGGTAAAGCCCGGCGCCCTCGCGCTGGCGGTGGACAACGATCAGGTGGCGTTCCGCATGGATGGAGGGGCGGCATGACGATCTCTCTGCTCGCCCCGCTCGTCTCGTTTGACACCATAGACCGCGATGAACTGAACGCCTGCCTCATCGACTGGGATCACTGGCTTCGCAAGCAGACCGCTGCACGCGCGCATCGCAACAGCCCGCGCACCGAATGCCTCTGGATCAATCCAGCCGCTCAGGCCGCCCTGCATGCAGGCCCGCTCTTTCAGGTGCCGGCATGAGTACGCTGATCTACCACGGCACGCCTCTCACGCCGCGCGCGGCGCTCGACGCGATCATGCCGGGCCGGGCTGGGTGCGTCAGCTTCTACCGCCCGGATGACATGGAGGTGCTGCTGGCGATATGCCCGTGGCTCATGTTTCGACCATGGCGGGTTTTCGTTCTGGATGGCGGCGCTACGCGCTGGTCGGGAATGGGACGAGAACAGCAGGCAAGATTGGTGGCAGGCCTATTATCGCTGGCTGGCGCCCGTAATCTACCATCCCGGCCGCTGGGCGCTCATCCCGGACAGCCCAGGCGCGCCATCGCAAATCAACGACGGTCTGCTGAACGATTTCCCGTTCGGCGATCGTGGCGTGCCGGTGTGGCATATGGATGGACCTATAGAGCGGCTGGCGCGGCTCTGCGAGAGATACCCTCGCGTAGCTATCGGGTGGATCGGGCATCCGAAACGGGAGCCAGTCGGTTGCACTGCCTACCGGCGGAAAATGGACGAGGTTGCCGCTCTCATGGGGAACGCCTGGCACCCCCTGCACATGCTTCGCGGCGTAGCAGTTGCCTTCGATTATCCGTTCATCGGCGCGGACGCGACAACGCTCGCACAGAACGGATGGCGATACGACAGCCCTATGGACGCCATTTGGGGCGAACCATGGCGTGGGCGCTGCGCTTACGCGAACCGGCTTGAAAGGAAAGCCGCATGATCCGCCGCCGGCGCCGGCGCCAGCCTTCCCGCCCTTGGGCACCGCATGAGGATGAGACCCTTATGGAAATCAACAAGATCGGCCTGTGCGTCGATTGGTGGCACCTCGCCCTGCCCGATCGCGGCGTTCACGAGATGCTCGATCGGCGCCTTGAGCTGCGCCTGAAGCCGGCGAAGCCAATATGACTGTTGAGCAGCTCGTTCGCGAACTTCGCGCGCGACGTTATCGCGTCGGGCAGGAATCTCTCCTGCAACTGGATATCGAGACGGCATTGCAGGATCTCGACGTGCCGTTCGAGCGTGAAGCGCGGCTGGCGCCAGGCGAACGCATCGATTTCCTCGTCGCCGGCGCGATCGGCATCGAGGCGAAGACGCGATGCCCGCCCCGCTCGATATTCCGTCAGCTCGAACGCTACGCGGCGCACGACGCGATCACGTCGCTCATCCTCATCACGGGCACGGCATTGGGCCTGCCCCAAGCGATCAAGGGCAAGCCGTTGTTCTATGTTTCCACCGGGAGGGCAGCCCTATGAGAACCTATGGCCAGCTTGAACTGGATCGGATGGCGAAGCGGTGGCGCATTACGGATCTCGCGCCACATGTCGCCATCGCATTCAAGCGCGTGTTTCCCCGCGTTCCGGTGACATCGACCGCGATCAACATCAGCGACACGGACGAGGTGCGGGCGGATCTGCACTGGTTCATGTCGCGCTACCCGTTGGCCCACGAAGAATGGGACGAGCTGGACGCCGCGGTAGATCGCCTTGCCTATCGCATGGCGGAACGCGAGCGCATCCTGTTGCCCTCGTGGAAGCCGGGCGCGGTGCTTGGCTTCAAGGACGGAAAGCCGCCCTACCTCTATCAGACGCAGGCCGCGACGATCGCCGTCACCAACGGCGGCTTGCTGCTGGGCGATGACGTCGGCCTGGGCAAGACGGTGTCGGCTATCGCCGCGCTGCTCATGGGCGCGCCGCTTCCAGCCGCCATCGTCGTCCAGCCGCACCTCGCCGGGCAGTGGAAGAAGCGGATCGAGGAGTTTTCCTCCCTGCGCGTCCACGTCATCAAGGGCCGGACGCCTTACGACCTTCCGGCGGCCGACGTTTACATATTCCGGTACAGCAATGTCGCCGGATGGGTGGACATCATCAAGGAGGGGCTGTTCCGTTCGGCGATCTACGACGAAATTCAGGAGCTGCGGCACGGGCCTTCGACGTCAAAGGGCATAGCCTGTCGCACCGTGAGCAGTTGTGCTGGCTTCCGCATGGGCCTGACCGCTACCCCAGTCTATAACTATGGCGACGAGATGCACGCCGTCATGGATTACGTGAAACCTGACCTTCTGGGGTCAGGCGACGAGTTTTTCCGGGAATGGTGCGGGCGCGAGCGTGTCGTGGCGAATCCTGATGCCTTGGGCGCCTACCTGCGCGACACCGGCTACTTCCTGCGGCGAACGGAAGACGATCCCACGGTCGATGCCTCCATGCCGCCGCCGAACATCCTCGAATGGGAAATCGACCACGATCTGACGGCGGTGGCAGGCGAGGAAGAGATTGCCCGCCAGCTCGCCCAGACTGTGCTCAGGGGCAGCTTCACAGAGGCAGGGCGCGCGGCGCGCGAGCTGGACATGAAAATGCGCCAGCTTACCGGCATCGCCAAGGCGCGGGCCGTGGCCGCCTATGTCGCGCTGCTGCTCAAGGACAGCGAGCGCGTACTGCTCGCGGGCTGGCATCGCGAGGTCTATGACATCTGGAAGGCGGCGCTCGCACCGTTCAATCCCGTCCTTTACACGGGTTCGGAGAGCGCGGCCGGCAAGCAGCGCAGCGTGGATGCCTTCACGACGGGCGATTCGCGCGTGATGATGATGTCCCTGCGATCGGGCGCGGGCCTCGATGGGCTTCAATATTACTGCAATGATGCCGTCGTGGGCGAGCTGGATTGGTCGCCTCAGGTTCACTACCAGTTTTTCGGCCGTCTGCGCCGCCCTGGGCAGGAAAAGCAGGTGAACGGCCATTATCTCCACACCAACTGGGGCAGCGATCCCGTGGTGCTGGAAATGCTCGGCATCAAGGCCGACCAGTCGCGCGGCATCAACGATCCGGGCATCGCGCCCAAGCCGCGCGTGACGGACGAGTCGCGCATCAAGATCCTTGCCCAGCATGTGCTGGCGGGAGGGGCTGCGTGAAGCGCCTACCTCGATCCATATCGAAATTCCTCAGAAAGGTGACCGGAAAGATGACCCCTCTCGAAAAACTACAGTCGCTCGATGGCCGGGAGCAAACCGCGTTCCTGGCATTATTTGCGGGCGCGCGCGGAAGCCTGCAGCTGATGTACCGCGAAGTGGACATGGTGTTGCACCGCACCCCATCATTTGGGAAAGCAGAGTGCGAGTGCGTGCCATTCCACGATTTCTGGCGTGACAAGCTCCCAGCGCTGGGGTTCACCACTTACGAGGAATCTGAGCCATTTCCTCTTCCCGGCGCTGTTCCCGGCCATGTTGGCACGCGCGTTCTTATCTCGGTCACTGATGAAGGTCGGGCCGCGAGCGAAGCCTATTGGGCCGATTGGAACGATCAGGTTGATGCGATCGCCGCCGCCCGCGCCGAGCGGCTCGGCCAGATCACGGAGCCAGAAGAATGAAATTCACGATCGACACCGAGTTCAACGGCTTTGGCGGGGAGCTGCTGTCCATGGCGCTTGTACCCTTCGATACCGACTATCCGTCGCTCTACCTGCGCGTGCGCGAGCCTCTCGCGCAGCTTGAGCCATGGGTAGAGGAGAATGTCTGGCCCATCATGGACAGGCATCATTGCGAGACGGCGGTTCGCGCCGGTCCGGTGAAGCAATGGGCGGGCGTCATTGCCGCGTACCTCGATGCCTACTGCATTGGCGTGCCGTACATCATCGCGGATTGGCCCGATGACATCCGCTATTTCTGCCAGGCAGTCATCACCGGACCGGGCGAGATGGCGCCGATCGCACGCCTGCAGTTCGATGTGGTGCGCGTCGATCCGTGGGAAGCGGGATTCTCTGCGCCGGGCGCGGTGCGACACAACGCATGGTGGGATGCCGTGGCGCTGCGCGATCATCTCAAGGCGCTCAGTGCATGAGCGCCGTCATCAGCCATTGCGGGCTCTACCGCTATATCCTGAAGCGAGACTTCTTCCGGCCTGGTCCCGTCGCCGCGGTGTTCATGGTCAATCCGTCGACGGCCGACGCCAGCGCCAATGACGCGACGATCAGGAAGCTGCTCGGCTTCGGCGCCCGGCTTGGATGGCATGGGCTGATCGTCGCCAATGTCTGCGCATATCGCGCAACTGACGTGCGTGAGCTGGGGGGCGTGCCTGATCCCGTCGGGCCTGACAACGAGCGCTATATCCGCGAGACGATGCGCGATGCGGATCTGCACATCGCGGCGTGGGGTCCGGTGGCAAAGCTCCCGCGCGAGCTGCGCGAGGAATGGCGCATGATCGATGTCCTGGCGAAGGATGAGGGTTACGATCTGCAATGCTGGGGGACGGCGAAGGATGGCCATCCACGGCACCCGCTCATGCTGGCCTACGATACGCCCCTCGTTCCTTGGGTGGCGCCATGAGCCCGCATGCTTCTCGCGCCCAGGACATGGACATGTTCACGGACAAATGGGGCTTCGGCCCTCCCCCGCCCGCATATCGTGCCGCCTACGAGCGCGACCTTGCGGCGCTGAAATTCATTCTCGCATACGCACCTGTACGAAAGGAACGACATGACCGACACCTATAAGCCCGACCTCGTCATCTATCACGGTGGCGGATGCGCCGACGGCTTCGGCGCGGCGTGGGCCTGCCGGGCGCGCTGGGGTGACGGCTGCACCTATCTTGCCGCTAACTACGGCACGCCCCCGCCAGACGTCACGGGCAAGCACGTCCTGATCGTGGATTTCAGCTACAAGCGTGACGTGCTGGAGGTGATGGCGTTCGAGGCGGCGTCGATCATCATCCTCGACCATCACGAGACGGCGGAAGAGGAACTGAGCGGGTTTGCCTTTCACGGCGCCCTGGACCCGGTCTCGATCGACAACGCGCTGCCCTATCTCGGTATCGTCGCTGGCCAGCTGCGCCTACCGGTTATCGCCGTGTTCGATATGAAGCGCTCGGGCGCGCACCTGGCATGGTCGTTCTGTCACCCCGGCAAGGACGCGCCGTTGCTCATCAAGCTCATTGAGGATCGCGACCTGTGGCTGTTCCACTATGACGCGACCCGCCCATTCGCGACCTGGCTGCGCTCTGAGCCGTTCGACTTCGCCCGCTGGGACAGGATCGCGGACGATATCGAGGTGCCCTATGGCAACGACATCATGCGTGAGGCTATCGCGATGCAGCGCTTCCACGACGCCAAGGTGCAGGAGATCGCCTCCTTTGCCACGCGCGCCCAGCTCGGCGAGCACGAGCCGATCGTGGTGAACTGTCCGCCGATGTTTTCGAGCGAGGTGGGCAATTATCTGCTCGACGCGCACCCGGACGCGCCATTCGCGGCGACCTATTTCGACACCCGGAACAAGCGCATGTTCAGCCTGCGGAGCAAGGACGATCGCTTGGCGGTGTCCACGATCGCGGCCGGCTATGGCGGTGGCGGACATCGCAATGCCGCCGGGTTCAGCGTGGCACGGGAGGTTGTTCTGCCATGAGCAATCAGTCAGGCGATATCACGCGCCCCATCATCGGCATTGCGATGCGCACCGGGCAGGAGGTGTTCGAGATCATGTGCGGTCGGATCGCCCTCGCAAAGCCCGCTGTCCCGCACGATCCCCGAATGTGTACGCTGGGCCGCACAGGGGCGGGTAGCTGCGATGGAGACTGCGCGCGTGACTATTCCCCTTCCCCGCAACCTGACCCGAAAGACCTGGGCTGGAGGATCCCGGAAAATCTGCACTGGCTTGCTCAACAAGACCATCGGCCTGACCGTTTACCATGCGGGATGCTCTTCGGTCAGTTTCTCAATCTCGTTGCTTCTCTGATCGAGAAATCTATCCCTCGTCCGTCAGCGCAACCCGTTGAGGGGGATGCAGTGGCTTGGATGTATGAGGACAAGTACGGCTGCAGGCGTGTCTGGCTGAACCGGCAGTCACTCTCCTACGTTCAGGCCGAACGCGAAATCCCTCTCTATGCCGACCCCGCCAAGCCGTGTGGCAATCTGGCCGATGCAGTCACACGCTTCCTCGCCGACCACGATGACGGCGACCGGGCCGATGCTGGGACGAATCCGCTTATGCTCGCGCACATCGCTGATTTTCGTGCTGCCCTGGCAACCCCCACGCACCCCGATTGGCCAACCATCTGGGAAGACCCAGCAGGCAAGGGGTATCCATGCTTTGAGCGGCCCATGACGATTAAGGAAATCAACGAGGCGGTCAGTGCGCAACCTGAAGTGGCCGCGCTAGTCGAGGCGCTGAGACCGTTCGCCATCGACATCAGCGACCATGTGCCAGACGACTTTCTGATGGAAATGATCGCCTGGACCGCCGGCGATTTTCGCAAATTGCGTTCAGCCCTCGCCGCCGCAGGCGGTAAGGCGTGAACGAAGACGATCTCCGTGAGGCGATGCGCCTCCGCTTTACCGCCATCTCTATCCGGGAATGGTGCAAAGTGATGAACGTCGCCCCCTCACACGTCTCGGAATTTCTGAACGGCAAACGTGGCCCAGGCAACGACCTGCTGCAGGCGCTCAATCTGGAGATTCGTTACGTGAAGAAGCGGCGGTCGAAGACATGACGTGCGCGGCCCCCAGAGCCCGCTGCGTTGGCGTCCCATTCGAAGGCGAGCGCAAATGCGGCCGGTGCCGCGGCGCTGGGCAGCTTTCGACCTACACCGGGCAATATCCGACTGGCTACCCGCCATGCAACGCCTGCGACGCTACCGGCGTCGTTCCCATCACGAAAGGAAGGAAGGCTTGACCGACTCGTCTGCCATGCAGTCCTATGCGGGGCATGGCAGATGATCGCCTTCTGAGAGATTTCGCCAACCGTCACGGCCTCCGTTTCCGGTGGCGGACAAGACGTCGTGTCGATGAAGGCGGCATCCGCTGGTACGCTGAAGCGGAGATCTGGCGCGATGCTGAGCGTGTGGACGCGATCGGCACAAATTGCGTGGCGGACGAACAATATGTGCTCGATGCCGTCGCGCAGATGTTGATGGACCGGTTCTACGAACAGCCTCGCAAGGATACCATCAACTTGGCCGACCAGCGTTTGGAGGGCAAGCCCTGAGGCCAAATGCAACGGGATAACGACAATCCGAATTGCTCCGGCGCAGCGCTGAAACTGGCCACTTCCGCATCTTGCCGACGTTATAGAATCGGTTTGCAAAAGAGTAATTTAGTGCATTATTGCGCTGCACAAATGACATGAAAAAAGGGGCGATCGGTGTGAATGTTTCTAACCTGAGCACAAGGCCACCCAAACAAGACTTCCTGTCGATCCAAGTGCTACGTGGGGTCGCTGCCCTTAGCGTCGTCATATTTCATGCGCTCATGCGTTTCGGGATTGAGTTCAGCGCGCTTTCAGCGGGTGTGGATATCTTTTTCGTGATTTCCGGTTTTGTCATGGTCGCGTCAACCGAGGGCAAGTCTCTATCGCCGGCCGCAATTTTGGTCGCCGCAATGGGTATTGGCTTGACGGTGCTTCTGGCGGACATTCAAAGCGCCCGTACAATCACTGGAGGCATTCCCTCAGCGCTCATCGTTGCTTCCGCTGTCGGGCTTGAGCATCGTCTATCTTGGGGGGCGTTCAAGCCGGCGCTGCTGGTCGGCAACGCATCCTACGCCCTGTATCTGTTTCATGGCCTATTCATCGACATCATTATAGAGTTTGTTCCAAAGTCCGCATATTTGACTGGACCAATAATATTCACGCTGACAGCAGTCGCTGGATCGCTCATCATCTACTTTGTCGTAGAAAAACCGATCATGAATTTCATGAAAAACCGTTCTCGGCGCGGGTGGCCTTCAAAAGGCCACCACACCGCCAAGACGAATGTCTGATATCTCAACATAGATTTGCGGGGGTCTCATGTCTCTAATCAACAAACTTGTTCGCTACAGAAAATATAAAGCTGTTCAGTTTATTCTTGGCATGTACGGGATCGAGCTTCCTCCCGAAGTAAAAATTGGAGAGGATTTCGAATTACTGCACAAGGGCTTCGGCACGGTCATCCACCCGCTTGTAACGATAGGCAACCGGGTAAAAATATATCATCAGGTCACGATCGGCCGCGCCCACACGCATCTATATGGCGAACGGGAATCTATGACGCAGATTGTGATCGGCGATGATGTTGTGCTTTTCCCAGGTGCCAAAGTTGTAGGCGGGCCGGGCGTTATGACAATCGGTCGCGGCACCGTCGTAGGCGCAAACTCCGTCCTCACCAAGTCAACTGGCGAAAACGAAGTGTGGGCTGGAATACCCGCAAGAAAGATATCTCAACGCCCGATTTAAGAGGCTCGCGATAATCCAGATGTAGGGACCGGCGTGGCGACGCGAGCGAATAAGCTACTCGGCCCGAACTCAACCGCATGATATCGTACAGCCAGCGCTTCAGCGCTGGCATAGCGATAGATGCCGTACTGAACATACGGGCCTATCGCGTCATTATGGCCCATTGGATAGCTGCCGTTCACTACCTCGTTGCCGTTAAGCCAGACCTGAAGTTGACCACCCAGAGGATTGAAACGCGCGCGCACAACCACCCTGTGGTAGATGTTCCGAGCGAGCGGCGCGGGGGTGATATAGCGCTGATAAGTCCACACATTGCCCGGGTTCTGTACTTCAGGAGGATAATCCGTAGGGCGCGTATTGGGATTGTCCGGATCAGCCACGGTCATGACCGCCCAGCGATCTCCGCGAAGACGAAAATGGAGCGGCGGATGGCTCGCGACGTCTCCAACGTCATCCGTGCTGTGAAACTGCAAGACAATCGGATCTTGGAATGTGACCGCCCCCGGTTCGATAAGGAAGTTATATGAGAGCCAGTAATCCTGATCGAAATTGGCGTGCTGATCCTCGTATGGCGTATCCCGCCGAACAAAGATCTCCGCACGCTCAAGGCTCGTGGGGTCATGGCCGCCGCCTCCGATCCATGCCTGATTGTCCCCTGGCTGAACTTCGAACCGAACTACCTGCTTGTTATCGCACCAAGCGAAGGAATGACGCTTTGATGGGTCGTGATAGCGACAGTATTCTTGCCCGTTAAACGAGAGTTTCGCTGCTTGGTCTATGGGAAGGCTTTCTCCCCGATAGTACCCCCACGGCTCATTATTGACGGTCTGTGGAAAAATGCGTGGGGGCATAGCACCTCACCCGTAAATGAGATTGAAGCAGATGATATCGCCAGCCGTGAGCACCGATGCATCGTTGTCGGCCGCGCCCGTCGTGAACGCGTAGCTACAGCCGGCAGCAAGAGACTGCCAGCCGCCGAGGTCGATATCAAAACGGGCAGTTGCCGGTATCTCGATCGTCATCACAGGCGCCGTCGTGCCAACGACGGGAGCATTGGTGTTGTAAATTTTCAGGTAACAGGCGGTAGCCCGTGCCGATCTCCCGAATGCACGAAACAGCTTGAATGGAAATGCTCCAAGGTTGTGCAGCTCCACTGATGCCGCAGAGGATAGTATCCGCGATACTATCGAAGCTGTCGGGTCGCGAAGAGTATTATGGGTGCCGGTCGCGCGGTGAAGCTTCGCGGGCTGATTCTGGACACCCAGCAATGAAGGAGACGTGCCTGTCGGCGTCGCCGGCTCGAACGTGACGGTCGTTGTCAGAATCGCGCGACCGTTCGAGCCTACAAGGCGCCTGTACAACGCCCCATATTCATCGATGTCGCCGTAGATGAGCGCACCAGGCGCGCTAGACGTGCGATTGCCATCTGTGCGAACGACGCCGCCCGTTTGCACGGGAACGTTGAACTGCACGTCGTTGTTAAGCTCGTCCTTGAGCTTCATCGGATATCCACCGGGCATGTCAAATCACCTTTGCGCTGGCGGAACCGGTGAAGGTGCCGCGAATGGAAACGGCGCCATCGCCGTAATAGGGAAATTCGATTTGGTTCACAGCCCCGGCGAGCGTGACCGTGAAGGCGGCGCCTGTTACCGCGCCGGCAGCATCGCGCGAGTCGATCGTGACGATGCCAGTTCCATTCAAGAGCAGCCTTGAAATGCTCGGAACTGGCATCCACTGGTCGGTAACGTCCGAGAGCTGGGGGGTTAGCCCCGGAGGGATGGCTGCGTAGTTTGGATACGACATTGCGCTTCCCCTTAGGCGATAGCATCGCAGGCGACGACTTCGCCGGCATTCAGAAACCAGGTCTCGACGGACTGGGCGAACATGCGGAAGCCGCCCACAGCGTTGGGCACCGTATCGCCGGCCCGCACCCGGCATTCATCGAGCGCCACAACGCGATAGACGCCGCTCCGGGAGATCCGTTCACTCACTGCCCCGTTAGCGACAGTGAAGGTGTCGCCTTCAGCGCCGTCCATCTGCGATCGCGATACGTCGATGGCGCCGGCGCCATCGACTGGACGCTTGCGGATCGGCGTGATTTCAATGGCCATGATTTGTCCCTTCAGTCGAACAGGGCGGCGAGATAATCCGCCAGCCACAGGAGTTTGTCGTTCGCCTCTGTCAGCGCCGCGTCATAGGCGGTGAGCAGCCCAGCATTCTGCGTGTCGGACAGGCACATGGCCTGCGCGTCGGCACCGCACGGGACAGAGCCTTGCGGGATCGCTGGCCGGGCGACCCTCGCCGTGCGGCTGCTATCTGGACGGGCCATCGCTGTGTTGGCGGCGCAGCTCGTCAATGACAGAGCCAGTAACGGGACCGACAGGACGCGCAGCGCCTTGCGGATCTCGCTTTTCAGCGGCTTCCTGGACATTTCGCAGGGTCTCCTGATAGTGGCGGGCCTCATCGGCTCGGACGGCAGCGTTGAAATTGGCGCTGCGCTCCGCCCCGAGCGCGCGTTTTGTGGTTTCCGCCTCCTGGGCGGCGTCGTGGTCGGCGATGACGGTGGCGTCGTGCCGGGCGAACCAGATGACGATGGCAGCGAGCGCGGCAAGGGCGACCAGTACAGCCAGTATGATATTGGCTGCGGTAGATGATTTTCCTCTGAACAGCGCGAAAACCCATGCCATGCTTACCACTCCTCGTCGCGGCCGAAGCCGATCGGATTGGGCAGACGGAAGATCGCGTTGCCCTGGGCATCGATGATGCCGGTATCGATGGGCGCATGGTCGGCGACGACGATATCGGGACGCACAGGCGCATCCCAGACGTCATCGGCGATCCAGGCGCACGGCGATTTGGTGACGTAGCGCGGCATCAGGCCGCCACCCGCGTTCTGACCCAGCCGAACACGAAATCCTCGTTGGACTGCTTGGCGACCGTGATCGTCTTGTAGCGCGCGCCCTGGTCGCAGTTCAGGGCCGCGACCATCACCTTGTCGGCTTCAGCCCCGCGTTTGGCACGATAGGCCTTGAACGCGGCCAGCGTGCCCGGCCCGATCTGCCCGTCTTCCTTGATGTCGGGATACAGCTTGCCCCGCTGGTTGAAGGCATTGAGCCATTCCTGAAACCAGAGCGCCGGCCGCCCGACGCCCATGTTGACGCCTGTATCAAAAAGTTCGGCACCAACGGCAGGCGAGATTTCGGCCACAGCGGCAAAGCCAGGCTTCACCGCATATTCCGTGTAGTAGATCCTGACGGCGGTTTCCCTCGGCAGCGCCTTCATCGGCCCCGTGTAGCCGTTTTCCACCGCGACGCGCTTTATGATGCCCCACCGCGTTTCTCCGCCGGGATCGGATGGATGATTGGAGTAATCACCTTCGTTACCAATGGTCTTGTCGATGATCTTGACGATGTCAGGAGTCATGGCGGCGATGACAGGGGTCATGACGGCGGCTTTCCTTTGTGGCAGGGATGCTCGCGCGAGCAGTGGACCCGCTTTTCGAAGCGGATGGCGTGCTTGACCGCGACGCTCAGCGCCGACAGCGCCAGCAGGATGCTCACCACGCATGCGATCACGATGGGTTCAGGCATCGGATTCCACCTTTCCAGTCTGGGGCAGGCCCAGCCGCCGGCGGAAAAGGAATTGCGCGCCATCGAGCAGCAACGGAAAACCGACGCCGCCCAATCCCATGGCGATCAGGACCGCCGCTATCGGGTTGAGGCTCCCGTAAGCGACGGACGCAACGCCGATCGTGGCGAAGGCGGGGAGTGCCGAGATTTCGGAATAAGCGAGCCACCGCCGTCGCCGCGCCCAGTGCTCTGCCGCACTGGGATCACTCGGCGGGTCAGGCGCCAGCCCCCACATGAACGAGCCGATCTTGCCGCCGACGACGGTAGCCGACGCCACAAGGGCCAGAAACCAGATATAGAGATATTCGCGCGGCTCCATGAGGTAGCAAGTCCTTGTGGCGGACCGCACTCATGCGCGATGTATGTCTGGAACCATCCTAGCGAATCGGGGTTCCCCTGCCAATCGCAAATGCAGCGCCGGCCCCCTCGCCAGCGCTGCCTTGCTTTTGCCTATTCCTCGTCGGTATCGCTGTAGATCAGCGCCGGGGCCTCGGCGTTCAGGCGATCGGCCAGCTTGGGGTTGAGATAGACGCCGCCGATCTTCCGTTCACGCATCTGCTCGCGCGATTTCACCGACTGCCGGATGGACCGGACGGTGATGGGATAATCCGGGTTCGCGGCGTTGAACCGCTCCACACGCGCCTCGATCGCCGCCGTGTCGCCGCCGGCGCGCAAGGCCTGCTCGTAATCGCTGAGCACAGAACTGCGCTGGTCTATGATCCGCTGTTCCCGGTTCTTCATGGAGCGGTTGCGGTCATAGCGCTCGGACAATTCCGCCGGCGTGAAGCCGATCGCCTGCTTCAGCGCCGACGCCGCGTCCATATCCTCCATGATCGGATCGCCGCTCAGCGTCCGGGCGCCCTCGGTCATGTAGCGCGTCGAGCGCATCAAATCCTTGGCGAACTTGGGCATCATCGTCTCGACGCCGCGATAGACGTTGCCGTCGGCGATCATCGACGCACCGGTCCAGAGGTTGCGCAGGCCGCCGATGCCGGCCCCCAGGATCTGCATTGCCCAGTAATCGAACTCCTGCTGTCCTTCCAGTTCACGGTCAGGCGACCGGAACCACAGGTCCGGCATGCCGATGCGCGCCGACAGGTCGATGCCCAGAAGATCGCCCGGCACGCCGTTGAGCGCCATGCCGCCCAGGCGCCGGCCGAGCGTGGCGACGATCGCCTTGCTGAACTCGTCTTCGGCATCGTCGCCGAAGAACATGGCTGCGAGCATCATAGCGATGCCGAACATCCATGTGCCCCTGATGCCGGCAGACAGCATCATCATGCCCGTCGTACCCGCGAGCTGGATCAGCGCTTCCTTGCGCTCGGCCTTGGTTCCTCCCTTCACCGCCTGATGGGTATCGCGGAAAAGTCGCCACAGCATGTTGACGTTGAAATTGCGGAAGGTCAGCAGCACCTTGGCCGTGTCCGACTGCATGATGCGCGGCCTGCTGGTGTTCTGATAGTCGAAGTGGATCTTCCACGTCAGCTTCGCCGCGGTGTCGATCGCGTGGGCCTGTGCTTCTCCCTTCTTCCGCGCCATGCGATAGGCCGCGAGGAACGTAACCTCGCGGTTCATGCGCTCGGTATGGTGGAAGGCCCAGCTGATGGCCGCCATCACCTTCGTTCGAACCGGGCTATATTCGACCCCGCTTTCGCCGACCCCGGCAAGATCGTGCGACTGCGTGCGCTCGATCAGCCCCGTTTCATAGGCCGCTGCCATCGCCTGCCGCTCCTCGTCGGTCAGCCTGGCACCTTCCGCGATCTGCCCCTTGCCGCCCGCAAAGTCGCGCAGCGCCTTCGACAGCTCCGCCGCCGCCCGTGCCGTCCCGCGCGCGGCGCGGCCGTCATAGGCCGCAAGGATCGGCACGCCCATGACGGCGGTCTGCGTCGTGTTGACGAGCGCGGCCGCCGGGCTGACAGACAGGAAATAGACGAAGGCGGCCGACGTCAGCACCTGCGCCAGCGGGCCGCCCGTGGGGTTCATGATGAACTGGTGCCGGCGCGCCATCTCGTTGACGAGCAGCCCCGCGCGGACCGGGTCCGGCATCGTCTTGGCCTGGTCGCGCGACAATGCGATGGCCTCGTCCATGTCGAGCGCATATTTCAGCCGTGCGAGCTGGTGCGAGCCATGGAACATATGATGGCCGAAGGCGCGCAGCGCATCCGTGGAGAAGCCCGCACGGCCCTTGCGGTGGATGCGGTTCGTTCGGACGGACATGTCGGGCAGGGTCTCAAGCCACCGCTGCCAGACGGCATCACGCACGGCGTCGCTGACGTCGGCGCCTTCAAGGATGCTCTCGATGTCCGTCACGAACCGCGCGTCCACCTGCGACTTGAGCGCGCCGCCATCGTCGAGCACGCCCAGTTGCACCGCGTGGCCGGCCTTGCGCATCTCGTCCGCGAACGCCTGCTGCTCCGACGGCTTTTCGAAGCGCGAGAAGCTGATGACCTGATCACTGGTGTCGCGCACGGTCACGAAGAAGTTGCCGAAACGCGCGAGCGGGAAATACGGGCCGGACAGGCTGTTGGTCTCGAAGAAGGCGCGCAGCCGCGTCATCCGTGCGCCCTTCGCCCATCCCTGCAACTGCTTGGCCTTGAGCAGCTCGCGATTGGCGACCGCTGACGCCCGGTCGTATGCCTCCTTGCTCATGCCGGATTCGTGGATCCGCATCATCTCCATGTCGAATTTGCGCTCTGCCTGCGTGATCTTGATGTCGAGCGCCTTCGACAGGTTGTCGAGCAGGATCTGTTCGAACGCCTCGGACAGGGCCTTGTAGCTGTCCCTGACCTGTTCGAAGATCCGCTTGGCCTCGGCCGGCATCGCATTGAATACCGGCGTCAGCCGCTCATGCGCGGCCTTGCGTGCCTTGTCATTCTCCACCTTGGCGGCGGCGGCGTCATAGGCCTCCGTGCCCGGTCCCTCGCCAAGGATCTGGCGATCCAGCTTGGTGATGGACGACACGAACGGCTTGGCCGGGTCGGCGCCGGACAGCGTCGCCTCGTGCATCAGGTCCATGAGCGCGGTGTTCTCCGCGCGGTGCAGCACCCGGAAGTTCAGCCAGGGCTGCGCGACGGTGTCGGCGCGGGCGTGCCACTGGTCGCGCATCGCATCCATGGCCTGCTTGAGGACGAGATATTCCTGCGCGGCCGGGATCTTCGCCCCCATCTCCGACAGTAGCGGTCGGAGCGGCACGGCGCCGAGCACGCTCGTCTTGCCGTCCATGGCCTTGGTGACGAGGTTGTGGATGAAGCCGGGCGTAGCCGCGTCAATCTGCTCCTGACCCGGCACGACACGGCTGTAGAAAGCCTCGGTGCCGAGATCGGCACGCGGCGCGAACGTCTGCGACCTGAGCGCTGCGACGGCGAGCGCCTGCAACTGGGCGGGCGACACGCGACCAACCTGCCGGCCGAACCGGCGCAGCAGCCACGCCTTCACGGTGCCGACCAGCCGGTCCATCAATTCGCGGACGCCGGCGGGCGCCTGAGCGCGATGCTCGATCGCATAGGCCGCCAGTTCCTCGACCTCCTGCCCCGGCGTGGGCTCGGCCAGCGCGACACGATCGAGCGCCTGCCGCCAGAAGTCACCATTGGCACGCTCGCCGCTTGCCTCGCGCGCGGCGGCGGCCCGGTACATCTGGGTCAGACGTCCCATCAGCCCGTTCCATGCAGGTTCGCCGATCAGCGGCCTTACGCCGGCGTGGAACATCTCGTGCAGCAGCACGGGCACGGCGGTTCGGCTGGTGAGCTGGTCGGCGAAGAGGTGGACGCGCCCGTCGCGCGTCGTCTTACCCTGGACGGGGCCGCCGTTCTTGCTCTTCTCGGCGGTCGCATGAAGCACGATTTGGCCACCGTCGATCAACGCGGCAACAGCATCGCCCATGCTGCTCTCGGCAAGATGCTGGCGCAGGCCCTCGGACGAGGTGAACCCGCCGCCGTGCAGCCCGCCGATGCTGTGCGCCGCCGCGTCACCATCGTCGGCGCCGACATTGGCGTCCTCTGGCTTCGCTCCCTTCGCATCGACGACTTCGGGCGCCTCGAAAGGCCGTTCGTCATAGACGTTGATGCCCTGGGCGTCCATTGCCTCCATATAGGGGATGCTGACCGGCGCGCCTTCGTCGGCGGCCAGGACATACCAGCCCTCGTCCGTCCAACGGTGCCCCGTCACGGTCAGGCTCTTGCCCTTCCACGACACGTCGGTATCGACCGGCGCGCCGGCGCGAAGCCATGCGGGCGGCGGAACGGGGTTGACCCTGATGTCCGTTTCCAGCGCGGTCAGCGCCTTTTCATAGCGCTCAAGGTCGCCGGCAAGATGGAACGGTTCCTTCGCCACCTCGCGCATGCGCTCGACCGAGGCGCGCCATTCAGCCACGACCTGACGCTTGCGCTCGATATCGGCAGGAAAGCTGCGGAGCGACTGCTCCATGCCCTGGACGGACGCGCCATTGAACTCGCGCCCATCGATGACAACGCGCAGCGCCGGATGCTGGCCATAGCCAGACCAGTCGAGCAGCAACGGATAATCGCCGAACATGCCTATCTTCCGGGCTTCGTCGCCGCGCTGTATCTTCTCCTGCGCAAATGCCAGGACCGCCTCGTCGGCGTCCTTGCGCTTGTCGAACAGCTTGCCGTCCACGGTGATAGAGAAGGCCTTGCCGGCATTGGCCGCGACGAGCGCCGATGTCTTTGCCGCCGTGCCCTTGGCTTCAAACCCGGCCAGTTCCTTCTCGGTCTCGCTCGCGCGCTTGTCGAGCGAGCGCGACTGGCTGAGCGCGTTGGCGATGCCCTGCGTGTGCAACCGCTCGCGCCGCTGCGCGCCGTCGAGCTGCTTGCGCAGCTTCTCCCGGATCAGGATGCGCGGATCGCCTGCCGCCTCGGCGAACGACTGGAGGATGTCGCTCTGCTCGTCGGCTGCCGCCTCGCCCTCGATGACGCGGGCGTTGTCGTCGGCCTTGAGGAAGGCCGTGATGAACCGCTGCTTGATCGCGAGTACCTGCCAGCGGCGGCCGTCGAGCCGGTCGGTCAGGTAGCGATATTCGAGCACGGTATTCCACTGGTTCGCTTGGCGCTGGCCTCGGCCGTTGCGCTGTTCAAGGTCGCCGGGCATCCATGGCGCGTCCATGTGGTGCATCGCGCGCAGATTCTTCTGCATGTTAACGCCCACGCCGAGCGTTGCCGTCGAGCCGATGACGACGCGGATCTTCGCCGCGTTCATCTTGAGCGCGATTTCCTTGCGCTTGTCCTTGCTGGTGCTGCCATCGACGACGGCGATCTGCTCGCGCGGAATGCCCGACTGCACCAGCCGCTCGACGATGTCGCGGATCGTCGAGAAGGTCGCAAAGCTGCGCGTCTGGCGCTTGCCGTCGCCGTCACGGCCAAGGCTGCGCGTTACGCGGTTCGACGAGCCCTGCTCGGCGAAGATGACCTGCGTGGCGAGTGGATGCGATCGGTAGATCTCGCCGACGTTCGCGACGACGCGCGAGGCCTTGCTGCCCGGATCATCCGGCGCCCGGCCCTCCTGCCCCGCCAACGCCTCGCCATCATAGAGACGCACGTCGAAGGACGCCTTGGCGGCAAGCCCCTCGGTGATGATGGGCGATTCCGGCGAGCCGGCCGCCATCGCGTCCTTGCGCTCCTTGCCCGTCATCGAACGCCAGCGCCGCGCATAGCCGCGCAGCTGCTCGAAGATGACCTTCTGCTGCGGCGTCAGGTCGGACGTGACGTTGATGACCTTCTTGTAAGGCCGGTCCATCGCGCCTTCGGTCCGGCCGTTGAGCAGCTCGGCGCGTTCGGCCTCCGTCAGCTCGTCCGCCATCGTCTTGCCCGACTTCGTCCGGCGCGGCTGCATTTCCGGCATGTCCTCGGCGAACACGACGTCCATATACTGCCCGATCATGCGGCGCAGTTCCGGCACGTTGATGAAGCCTGCCAGGCGCGTGACGGCCTCATATTCCGCCGCGGCGTTCTGCTCGACGTCCATAACCTCGCGTGCGAAGCTGCCGAACCAGCCGTCCCATTGATCGACACCGGCGGCCTGCATCTCCTCCTGCATGATGTAGCGCATCATGTGGAAGACTTCGGTCAGCGTGTTCGTGATAGGCGTGCCGGTGAACAGGTGGACGTTGCCGCCGCTGTTCTGTGCGCGGACGTAGCGCGTGAGGAACGACAGGGCGATGGAGCGGTCGGACGTCTGGGTGTTCAGCCCCTTCATCTTCATGCGCGTGCTGATCGGCGGCTTCTTAAACTCGTGCGCTTCGTCGACCATGATCATATCGACGCCCAGTTCCTCGAACGGAATGGCGCCCTCGCGCGATGCCCGGTGGGACTGCTTCTTGATGGTCTCGATGATGCGCTGACGCATCTTCACCAGCTCTTTGGCGGTGGGCGAGCGCAGTTTCTTCAGCTGCTCGGGATCGTCCCACATCTCTTCCGTGATGGACACGCCATCGTCTTCGGCCGCCGCATAGGCTTCCTCTTCGATCGCGGCGATATCCTCGCGCGCCATGTCCATCAGCGTCTCTTCACGGAATGCGAAGCGATCGATCAGGCTGTGCGGCACGACGATCGCGTCCCAGTCGTCATTCGCGATCTGGCGCATCTTCACGTCGATGCTGTCAGGCGACAGATTGTCGATGTAGAGCACCTTGGCGGCCGGGTACATCTGCTGGACCTCGGCGGCGACCGTCTTGCTGTTCGCATTGTGGGCGAGGATCAGCGGCTTCCTGGCGATGCCATAGCGCCGGCTCTCCACGGCGATGCCGGCCATGGTGAACGTCTTGCCGCTGCCCACCTCATGGGCGTTGAGCGAGCGGCGGGACACGAGCGCGCGCCAGATCGCATCGGCCTGATGCTGGCGAAGGTCGAACGGGCCGTTACCCAGCGACAGCGCCATGCCCTCGAAACGCAGGAACGACCCGTCGAATTTCGGGGTGGCGAAGGCGTTGCGGACCTCGTTATATTCCGCCTCCACCGCGACGCGCCGTTCCGGGTCAGACCAGAGCCAGTCCGCGAACTTCGTCCGCATTTCACTGATCTTGCCGTTCACCTCCTCGGTGGCGGCGTGATCGACATAGGTGCCGCCTTCGCTGTCCTTGCGGCGGATGGTGACGGTCTGGTTGCTGAAGGCCGCGTTGACCAGGCGCTGGAAGGAATATTCGGCCGTGCCGTAGCCGGTCGATGCCTCTGGCCGCGCCTTCAGCTTGTCACTGATGCGCACAGTCCAGCGGCCGGCATTGTACCGGACCTCGGCGCCTTTGCCGTCGGGCATCCCGAGCATGTGGCCGACGAACTCGCCATAGATGTCGGACGAGACCCATGTGGCGCCCAGCTGCGTCTCGATCTTGAAATAGGGCACATCGGCCGGGACGACGGCCTGCAGCGCGTCCACATTGCGCTGAAGCTGGCCCATGCCCTCGGCCACGGCGGCCTTTGCCTGACGGAGCTTCTCCCGGACATTGCCCGACAGATACATGTCGGACGGCACGATATCCCCGCTGGGCAGCTCGAAAACGGCCCCGGAGCCGAGCAGTTCCGCTTTCGCCGCGTCTTCACTGACGCCCGCGCGCTGCGCGATAGCCGCCAGCGACGGGTTCACGGCGGCGTTGCGCTCAAGGACGAACGATTCGGGGACGTTGGGATTGTCGATCATGGGCGCGGCGCGCATGGTGCTGCGCGACAGGATCGCTGCGGGCTTGCCGTCGATTTCCAGCGCCGCGATGGCGGGATAGAATGGATCGTCGATCTTGCGCAGGTAGGACAGGCCGAAGGAATCGGCGATGGGGCCATGCTTGGCCGTGAATGCGGTGAATGCGGATTTCAGGGCCTTTCGCGCGGCGGTGGCATCGCCTGCGCGCTCGGCATCGATGAGCGTCGCATATTTCTGGCGCAGATCCACGATGCGCCCCAGCTGATCCACGCGGACAGCCGTCTCCGCCGCGTCCTTGACGGCATAAGGACGCACCTCTGCCGCCGGCGCCAGGTGCTCGCCGCGAACGATGAACAGTCCCTTGTCGGTGCTCGTCAGCGCGCCTTCGCGGTCGGCGGTGTGGTTGGCGACATAGCTGATGTGCTGCGCGCGGGCCTCGGCGGCATAGACGCCTTCCGGCACGGTCTCCACGATGCGCTGGAGCTGCTCGCGCATGTCGTCGGGCCGGTGGACGATCATGCCCGGCCGCCCGCGCGTCGTGCCATGGCCGAAGTCGATCGTGCCGATGACGTGGCTGGGGTTGGCGACATAATATTCGTTGAGCGACACCTCGCCGCCCGGCGTCCGGTAGGGTACCGAGTTTATCCACCCCTCATTGTCGGCAAGGCTGATCGGCTCGGCACGCTTGCGCAGGATGACGATGTCCGTAACAACCTTCGTGCCGGCATATTCGGCGAAAGCGCCGGACGGCAGGCGATAGGCCGCGACCAGTTCCGCCTTCTTCGCCAGCTCGCGGCGGATGCCAGTCGCCTTCTTGTCCATCGAACCGGACGACGTGATGCCCATGACGATGCCGCCTGCGCGGACCTGATCGACGGCCTTGAGAAAGAAATAGTCGTGCAGGAAGGGCGACAGGCGATCATAGCGCCGATCGGCAATCGTCGTGTTCTCGAACGGCCAGTTGCCGATGACGGCATCATAGAAGCCGTCAGGCGTCGTCGAATCCTGATAGCCCATCACGCGGACATTGGCGTCAGGATAGAGCAGCTTGGCCATGCCGCCCGTCAGGCTGTCCAGTTCGATGCCGGCGAGCTGCGAGCGCTCGGCGATGGCTGACGGCATCATGCCGAAGAAATTGCCGATGCCCATGGAGGGTTCGAGCACGCGCCCGCCCTTGAAGCCCATGCGCTCCATCATCGCCCACATCGCCATGACGGTCGGCGGGTCGGTATAATGGGCGTTCGTGATCGAGCGCTGCGCGCTCTCCCATTCGTCCTTACCCATAAGGTCACGCAACCAGCGGTCGCGCTCCGCCCATGCCTCCTTGGGCATGGGGCGATCCCATGTGCCCTGGAACAGCTCCTGCCCGAAGCTGCCCCAGCCGGTATACCCGGCAAGCACGCGCTGCTCTGGCGCAGAGGCCGCCCTGCCCTCGTCCCTGATGCTGTTGTAGGTCTCGATCGCCAGGCGGTTGCGGTCGAAGCGCGCGACCGGCCCACCGCCAACGATGTCCAGCGGGTTCTCGATATGGAAATTGCCGGGGCCTGACCTGGCCGGGCTCGGGGTTTTTGGCAGTGCTGGCGCGATCGAGGCTGGATCGATGCGCGCGGACTCGGGTTTCGCCTTTTCCGGCGCGGCCGGGAAAAGGTCTAGCCCACCGCCTCCGGTGTCTCGTCCGTCGTCGGCTCGCTCTCGGGCTCCAGCATCAGCTCCTCGCGCTCCGCCGTCTCCCTCGCGTCCGTCACCGGATACCCCACCTTCATCAGTTCGTCCTGCCGGCGCCACATCCGTTCCTGCACCACGAACGCCAGCTTCTCCGTCAGTCCCTGCGATTGCAGGCTCGCCCACATCTGCGGGCTGTCCTGCTCCCACGCCTTCAGGATCCGGTCGCGCAGCGGGATCGTCTCCGACACGCCCTCGCTCTTGTACCGGCGGTACTCGGCGTCGATCGCCGCCTTGTCCAACAGGTTCGGGTTCTCGGACATGATCTCGTACCAGCTCCGGGGTTGCGCCGCCGGCCTCCCATTCGATGGTGTCGGCAAGGTCGATGGCGCTCAGGTCAACGGGTGCCCACCGGTTTACACCAGAAGTCGCATATTTGTCGCCGTCTTTCCGCGAGACGCGATACAGGATGGAAATCCCTGCCGCGTTCGTGGGCACGGCGCCGCGCATGGCCGTCCCCGCGACGATGGCGTGGACGTTCGCGCCGGTGTCGGGGTGACGCATCGTCAGCGTGACGTCGCCAGCGATGGCAGGGCCGCCAGCACTGCGCTGGACCGGGTTTTCCTCCTTGCCCTTGGCGCTGACATGGGGCGTGAAGCCCATGACGCGCAGGGCAGAGGCGACGGCGCGCAGATAGGCGGTGGCGTCAGACAGGAATGCGTCCTTCACGCCGCCCTTGAGGCCGTTGTCGGTCTCGACATTCTGTCCGCCCGCGATCGGCGTCCAGCCGTCGATATGCGCCACGCCATAATCGTCGCGCAGCGTCCGCGATCCTTCCGGCGCCTTGCGTGGTTTCTTGGGCGTCGCGACTTCGGTCCCGAGCGCCTGGGCTTCCTCGACCGGCAGGCCTTCCGCGATCAGCGCCGCGTGAAGCGTGCGCGATTCGTCGGGCGACGACATGCCGGCGCTGTCGAGACCGGGATAGTTCCTGGCGCCCTCCCAGAAGGACAGCAGATAGGGCGTGATTTTCTGGCCGAAGTCGTCGCGCATGGCGCGCGCATAGTCGGCGAAGCTGCGAACACCGGCCTCGATATAGGCGCCAGCGATCGTCATGCCGTCGATCAGCACTTCCGGGTCCACGCCGCTGTTGAGGCGGTTCATCTTCTCGCGAAGGCGTGCGCGGGCGGCTTCGACCTTATCTACGGTGAACAGCTTGTTGTCGGCGAATTGAGGGGCGGTGGCCGGACGTGAAGCCATGGCTTCCACCATACGATCCCAGTCACGGGCAGCAATTCCCATAACATTACTGTATTGGAACGGCTCATTCTTCAATTCGCCGCTCGCGAGGGCTTCTGCGGCAATCGCCTTGGCATTATCGAACGAAACGAACTTGCCAGTTTCGATCATGACATCGCCGGATTCTTCCTTGTCATGGGATTTTTCACGCAGGGCCGTTTCAAAATTGGAAGGGCCACGATTGGCGGGTGCGAGCGTCTCCTCCCTCTTCCGTGCTTCCGCCTTATCCCGCTGATCCTGCTGCCTTCTGGCTTCGCCCAGCAGTTTGTCATCCGCCTCGCTGCCATTGGTCCTGCCATCGCGCAGTATCCGTTCGCGACGCTTGACGTCGGACGCCGGCGGCGCGTCCTTCATCGGCGGAGGCGGGATCTTGTAGGCCTCGATCGCGGCGCGCTCGTCGTCGAGTAGCACATTGGCATGGTCATCAGCTGCCTTGATCGCCGCGCGAAGTTCCGCCTGGGTGAGAGTGCCGGCATCGCCAAGCACCACGCGGCCATCGTCACCGATATTGGCATCCGGGAAGTCCTGAACGACCTTCCCGCCCTCGATCCCGATCTTGTAGCCCTTCGGCATCTTGGCTGCTGCTGCGGCCACTGCGTCGGCGTCAGCCGCCTTGCCCGACGGCTTTGCCGGGGCGCTGACACCCAACTTCGTTCCCGCCGGCGAAACGGTGTTCGCCGGATCCTTCACCCACTCCTTGAAGGCGTCGAACGGCATTTCCGTGATGTCGGCCAGCCCCTTCCAGCCCTTGGCGTAGTTCGCCAGATAGCCGCGCCGCGCCGCGCCGATGTCGGCAAAGCCGACCATTACCTTGTGTTCGTCCCATGAGCCGTCGCCGTTCACTTGATCGACGATGAATACCGGGTTCGCGGGATCGGCGGCCTTGGGGCCAAGGAAGACGTCGACATGATCGCCGTCGGCACCCTCGCTGCGCTTCACATAGCCATAGCTGTGCTTGAGCGGCGGCCACTCAGGGCGGCGGCTGGTGCCGGCGGGGTTCTCGATGCTGACGTCGAGCCCGGCGATCGACACATGGCCCTTACGATAATTCCCCGCCTCTTTCTGTGCATCCGTCGGTTCGGCATGATCGTTCAGGGGCGACGTGGCGGCCTGCGCTTCCGCCTCGGCAATGACGTCCTGGGTGATGGCCGGTGCTGGCGCCTTCATGGCGTCGATCGCGTCCATCACGCGCTTCTTCTCAACCACCATGGGCTTGGTCCAGCCGGCGCCCTCGCGTGCCTGTGACGAGAGGTATTTCAGGCGCTCGCGCAGCTGCTCTTCCGTCATGCCATCGATGCTGGCGGCATCCGGCACGGCGACGGGCTTCGGCGCAGGGGTTGCGACCGGGGTGATCTCACCGGTCTGTGGGTCAACTTGCTCAGGAGCGAACTGATCGACGATCGCGCGCAGCGCGGCCTGGCGCTCAGCGCCCTTGCCCGTGACGCCATCGGCGGCACGCACGATCTGCTCGATTTCATCACGCGCGAAGTCAGCGCCGGCACGACGGTCGCGGATCTTCTTGGCGACCTGCAAAGGTGCGCTCGCAGTGCCGCTAGCATCCTTCGTGTCGCCGGCATTGGCGCGGGAATGATACATGTCGATGAGACCGGCGACCATGCCAGCCCCCATGTCCTTGAGCCCCTCCCTCAGATCGGTCGCTTTGTTGACCTGCGAGGCCTGTGCTGGCGAACTTGTAACATTTGCTGATGAGTTGCCCTCGGTTTCAGTCGTCAAGGATGGCTTGACCACTGGCGGCGGGGCAACTGTCACGTTTTCCTTGACGGTTCCCGGCGTGACGAGCTGCACCGTACCCGCTTCGATCTCGGCATTGGGAATTTGCAGCTCTTCGCCGCTCTCGGTCTTCACCCATGTCGCATCATCGGTGCGGCCGATGAGCTGCACCGGATATTCCACGCCTGCGGTGACGAGCGTGAGCGGCTCGGCCGGCGCACTGGGGTCAACGGGCATCGGCACGTTCACCGAATCCATGGGCGCTGGCGCGATCGGGGCGCGTTCAAGCGCACGGCCCATCGGACCGGACGGAGGCGCCGGCTGCGGGCGCTCGGTGATGGGCGGCTGGGGCTGGCTGGTACCGGCCTCTTCTGCTGCGCTATCGGTGCTTGCGGCCCGACCGGTCAGCCTGTTGATCGCCGTCTTGCCGCCCGCGTGGATGGCGGAGAAGGAGGCGCCCATGCCGGCGCCGACGATCCCGGCATCGACAACCTGCTGCATCGCCTCGCCCCAGCTCATCTCGGGCTTCAGGACACCCTTGTCGTAGCCGGTCTGGAGAACCTGCGTGAACATTTCCTGCAGGCCTTCGGCGCCCATCGCCTTGAGCGTGCGCTTGAGGAACTGGCCGCCCGGCTTCATGATGATGCCGAGCGGGATCTTCTCACCGATCGCTTCGGCCGCGCCCATGAACACGGCATCGCGCATAGCGCCGTCGCGCTCCCGGCCGCTTTCCACGCTCTCGGCATATTGGTCGCCGCCGACCTGCAAGCCCATGCCGGCCGCACCGATCGTGGGGTTGCGCGTGATGAACGAGGCTGCGACAGACGGGATCATCTGCACGACGCTCTCTGCAATCATGGTCGGGTACTTCTTCAGCTTGCTGTCGCCGAAATTATAATTGTTCTCGGCGAGATCCTTCGCCGCGGCGCTGGCGAGCGTTTGCCCCGGCACGAGGCCGCGCTCACGCGCGACCTTCAGCCCCGCGTCCATTTCCCCCTGCATCTGCACATATTCGTCAGACGTCAGCGGCGCGCCGGTGGGCGGCGCGGAGGCCGATTCGACGACAGCCTGCGCCAGGCCGCCGGCCGCATGCTTGAAGAGCGGCCCCATGCGGGAAAAGAACTTCCGCCCGACATCGGCCCAGCTGTCCTCTGGCTCAGCAACATTGTCCCTTGCGCGCGCCTCCGCCTCATTGCGCGGGATCGGTGCGCTCATGATCTGATTGAGGGTCGGCGCGATCTCGGCGCTGCGACGCCTGTCATATTCCGGCGCCAGGACGGACTTGATCCGCGCCGCGCGCGCCAGAGCCTCCTCGCCATAGCGCGCCGTCTTCACGCCCCACAGCTTGCGGTCCGGGCCGGCGTGATGCTCCTTGACCGCATCGGCCATGGAATAGCCCTTGTCGAGCCGTTCACGGATCTGGCGCGCGGCGGCATCGATCGACTGGACCGGGTTGTAGGGGTTGATCCCCATGCCCGCCGCCGTGCTGTCCAGATACTGGAAGATTCCCTTGGCCCGGCCCCATTGCGTCTGGGTTCCCATTGCCATGGGGTTGTAGGACGATTCCTTCTCGGCGATCGCCATCAGGATGTTGACGGGCACGCGATAGCGCAAGGCCGCCGCCTCGAACGTCGGTTTCAGATTGGCAGGGATCGGGACCGGACCGGGCGCCTTCCCGCTGCGCGGCGCTGGTGCCTCGAACGTCGGCACCGTGGGCGCCGCGATGGCGGGCAGGTTCGGCGCGGAGAGCGGTGCGTCGAGAGCGGGAACCGCGATGTCGTCAGAAGCGGCATCGAGGGGCGACTGTTGAAAAATGCTCTTGGCCACGGGCACACTCGCGCATGAAGCTGGTCGGGGAACGACCGCACTCATGCGCGATGCGACATGCATCCTATCCCATCAGCGGCACCGCGCAAACTCAGTATAGCGGTGGAATTGCACCCCGGCCGCCGGACGCCGCAGGCGCGCCGCCACCAATCACGCCACGGGCGCCGTTACGCTGACCCTGCAACACCGCCACCGCCCTCGCCGTCTGCTCGTCAGGCGAGAGCTTCGAAAACGACATGTCCGTTTCAGCGAGGCGCTTCGTGATCGTTTCCAGCGATTTCCGCACATCTTCGGGCTTCTCGCCACTGTCATCTGATAGTTTGAGGGCTGCTCTCATCTGAAGATTATTGGTATCCTCCTCCATGGAATAGCCATGCCGCGTCGCATCGCGGGCGGCATCATAGCCATAAAGTGAGGCGTCCCGCTGCTGCTGGCGCTTGAACTGGCGATCGTCACGCTGGTCTGCGAGGATTGCGCCATATCCCTGTTTCTTGACGTCATAATTGAAATCGGTCGCTGCCTTGCGCGCCGCCGCCGCCGCCTCGGCCCGCGCCTTCTGCGCCGCCGTCATCTCGGAGAGACGGGCCTGCGCCTGCTGTTCCGGCGACATCGCCCACAACGCGGTGCGCGCGAAGTCGTCGGCGGTGTCAAAGTCCTGAGTGAACGCCTTACCGGTATCCGCATCCTTCCACTTCACGCGCCAGCCGCCCGTGGCTGATCCGGTCTTTTCGTCCTTCACCTCCTCATAGCCATCAAGCTCGATATTGTTGTCGAGCCGCTTGTTGAGGTCGGCCAGGCGCTTGAAGCCCCCTTCGTTGTCGCCCATGGCGAACCGCTGGGCAGCGCTCGCCCAGTCCTTGAACTTGCCCTTGCCGTCCTCGCTGTCGAGATAGGACTGGAGCTGCGACGCCCGCTCGGGCTGGCCATTCTTCAGGTAGCCCTCGATGAGCTTCGGCATGGACACTTTGCGGTAATAGTCCATGAACGTGCCGGGGGTTTTCGGTGCCGCTCTGGTGCCAGATTCAGCGCTCGGCGGCGCGGCTGCACCGCCACCATCGCCTGACAGGTGCATTGAATATGGCCCGCTTCCCGGGGCATTCTCGTATCCGGGCTGGGGCGCCATGATCCCTTTTGCGCCGTCCTGCTGCCGGGCGACCTCCGCCGCGTCGATCGCCTCCCGCTCCATCTTGCGGATTTTTCTGTCCTGCACGGCAGTCTTGATCGTCTTGCCGAACTGCATGCCCTGATTGACGCCGTCCATGAACGACCCGAGGCCGATACCGAAACTCACCATGATATTGCCCTTCCGTCAGGCCGCTTTGCGGCGTTCCATGCGTGTCAACTTGCGATCCAGTTCCTGGATGGCCCCGAGCGAGATGCCGATCGCATCGACGATCGGGATCGTCTTGCCATCGCCCTTGCCGGTCGCCGCCTGGAAGTCTTCGGCATAAGGGCCGATGTGACGTCCCTCGTCGGCGATGCCGGGCTTATAGGTCCACGATTCGACCGGCATTTCGCGGACGGCGCCGAGCACGTCTTTCGCTGGCGCCTTGTCCATCTTGTAGTCCTTCGACGATGCCATGATGGCGGCACCGGCGACCGAGCCCAGCGCATTGAACATGCCCCCGGCGGACTGCTGCTTGGCCTGCCAGGCGCTCAGCTGGTTGCTGTAGAGCCCGTTGAGGATGCTGGCCTGCTGGCCATAGCCGCTCATCGCCGTGCCGTAGCCATCCTTGAGCACGCCGAGCGACTGCGTGTACCCGGCATTGCCGGCAGCCGTCGTCCCGACAGCCGTCGAACCGGCGTTGACCCCGAGCCCGAGCGACGACGCCGCCGAACTGGGCAGGCCGTTGCCCATGTTCACGGCATCGCCCTTGAGCGCCACCGCCTCCTTACGGATGGTGTTCCGGGCATTGTTCTCGGCCCCGGCCGTCGCCAGCGCGGTCGCGGTGTCTGCCGAACGCTCGACACCGGCATATCGACCGCTCGCCGGGCTCACGCCCATCGATGCCATGGCACGCCCACGCTGCCCCGCCTGTGCGGCCGCGTTGTTGATGACATCGGCGCGAGCCTCTGACGCCATCTTGTCCTGGCGTTCCTTGCTGTCCCATGTGCTGGCGGTGCTGATCAACTCGTCCTGCAACGGCTGGAACACCGTCTTGTACCGCGCGCGATCCTCTGCCGCCCAGTCCTGGGCAGTGCGGGAGCTGGCGAGCTGGTCAGCGGCAACCTCCTTGGTCAGCGCGGCCAGTTCGTCATTGCGCTTGTTTTCGGCCGCGAACTGCTCCTTGGAGATGGCGAGCCAGTCTTCGCCAAGCTCGGCGGTTTTCATCGCGGAGAGGCCGATGTTCGGATCGGGCTTGGGCGCCTTTGGGGTGGACATGGATTATTCTCCGCGAAGATCTTTGGGGAGGAACCGGCATTCTGACCTGAGCATGCCGAGCACGATCATGTCGCTGCGTCCGGTAGCCGCTTCGCGCATCGTGCCCTCATGCTTCATCCCGAGATGGCGGGCGAACCGGAGCGATGGCACGTTGCTGCGCGGGATGAGACCCGTGATGCGATGACGGCCATGAACAACGAAGGGGAAGTAAAAACCGGCAGCGAGAAACTTCCGCGTGATGAACCTGCCTGATCCGTCACTGGTGATATGGACATGGCACTGCTCGGGAGACCAGCAGTCGTAAACGAGCACAGCACGAACGCTTTCACTGTCCCCCCAGCCGACCGCCATCGCATCTGCGGCATATGGGCCGCCGATCTTCTCTTCCGCCCAGGGGATCAGCCGCGCATCGTCATTGAGAAGAAGTCCGAACATTGCTCGCCATCACCCTGATTAAGCGTTGATAATATGCCCCAGACAGTGCGCCCGCGATAGGGATTATGTGAGCGCCGCGCGAAGGGCGGTGATGGCGGCGTGCAGGTTCTCGACGTCTTCCTGTAGGGCATTGAAATCGCTCATCGTCGGCGCTCCCGCCACGGGTGAGGACGTCAGCGGTTCGATGTCCACGGCGATGGCGGAGACCTTGCCAGCCGTCATCGCCTTGCGGATGTCAGCGATCAGGCCATCGATCGTTTCCCCATCGGCGCGGCGCAGGGCCGCCAGTTTCGGATTGCCACGATCGCCGTTGAGGATCTCGACCTTTTCACGAAGAACACGGACTTCCTGGGGCGAATTGCTCATTCCGCCAGCTCCGATGGGGACATGCCGAGCGAGATACCCGTAATCATCTGGTTCCCGCGAACCTCGACCTCCCATGTCCGTGCCAGAAACCCGGCGGGAAGGCGCACGACGCGGTTCAGGTCGAAGATGTCGGCGACCCGCACACCGTCCGCATAGACCGTCGCCATGAAAAACTCCTCGAACATCACGACAGGCTCAAGCAGCGATCCGGCGAAGGTGACGAGGCCGACCGATGTCGACGCCAGTTCGCCCCATGTCAGGCCGGCAGCGATGAGCGCCTCGTTGGCTTCCCGGATTTCCTCGGCACGTGCCGCTGCTGCTTCTCGCTGTTCCGGTGTCAGCGCGCCGTCGGATTCGATCAGGATCGCCCCGAAATTGGTTTCTCCGGGCAGCACGAACCGCTTGGAGCGCCAGTACATCTCGCCATAGGGCATCGACCAGGCATCCCATTCGTAGATGTCCTGGCCGTTCTTGAGCAGGTAGAGCGCTCCTCCTGCAAGGTCCGTGAACATCGCGTCGGCATCGTCGCTGGCGCGCGTGATGAAGGGTTGGCTGCCGGTCAGGTCGATGATGAGCATGCCCCGGTGCTCGACCGTATCGGTATCGGTGAAGCGGTAGGCGGCCATGTAGCGCCCGTCGATCGTGCCCGACACGAACGAATAGGGGTTGAGCCTGCGCCAGTCGTCACGGCTGATCAATTCCCGGCTCATGATCTGCGCGCCGGACTGGTTGATGACGACAAGTCCGTCCGGCGATGGATAGGCGACGGAGAACCCCATATCGACGATCCCGCGCGCGGAAACGCACGGAAGGTTCACCTCGATCTTTTCCATGGACATGGCATCAGGCGCGGTGCCGACCGCGACATATGGCTGTCCCGTGGTGAGGATGGCGATGGCAGAGCCATAGACGCCGAGCCCGACGATCGGGAAGTCGACCGTGAGAATGTATTTCTCCGGCCAGGCGTGAGGGCGATAGGGCTCGCAGAAATAGAGTTGCTTGCCCGAGAAGGCCGCCATCATGCCGTTTGGCATCGCGACGATGCCCGAAAGCGTGTCGGGCGGCTGGTTCCAGTCGAGCGAGGGCAGCAATTCGCCCAGGGGATTGCCGTCCACATCATCGGTGAAGGACAGGTTGGTAACGGCGCGCTCTGCGATGAAATACAGCTCCGTCTGACCGAGGGCGCTGGTTTGCGAGCGGTAGATCCGCATCAGGGTAATGCCCCGCCCGGCTGGCGGGAGCAGGAAGGCCGTGATCTGGATATCGAGACCGGGGCTCCAGAGCAACGGGTTGCTGACCGGCGAGGGCTCGCTTTCCTCACCGAACGACGTGACCCAGGTGTAGGCATAGACCAGCGTCTGCTCCAGCGCCGGGTCAGGGGTGCCGCTCACCAGCGCGATCGCCGGCGGATTAACGGGACGGGCCAGCGCGAGCGGATAAGTGGTGCCATCGGCAATCAGCTTCGGCGCCCCGTCGCCGGTGACATAAAGGCGGTTCTGCGCCACCGGCGCGGGCACGACGTTGACCTCTGCCGACCATGACAGCCATTCGTCCCCGTCGAGATAGATGGATTGCTGGCCGGCGCTGTCCAGCCGGTGGGCATAGCGGCCGTGGCGGATGGGGAGCGCGGCGCCGTTCTCCAGCTTGACGTTCTCGGCGATCTGCGCGGCACTGTTGGGCAGCAACCTCGGGATGAGGCGCGGGATTTCGCCGGTGAACGAGGCGATCCTGATGCTCATGCGCCTGGTATCCCATGGCGAGCCATCAGGAACCGCTTGATTTCCCGAATGTCATCGTCCGACAGGTCGCCATGCCCGGCGATGCGCCCGCCGAAGCGACCGATGAACGGATGGTTGAACGTTTCCGTCGGCCGCGCGCCGGTGATCGTCGTCAGGCCGCTGCCGAAATTGGTGTTCTCGGGGAACAGCGGCGGGCTCGTGGCCATGTCGATATGATAGCGGTGGAACACGCCGAACGTCTGCTCCACCCCCGCATGATATTGCACGCCGACCACGACGGGGCGGCCGGCGGGCACCAGCATGGACGTGCCCGGCCCCGACACATAGCCGCCGTCACGCTGCAGCGTGAAAATCTCGCGAAAGGCATCGGCAGCCAGGACCAGCTGCCGGCCGCCGACGTCGCTGGCACCGACGATCGTTCTGAGGTCACTCGCGCCGAACTGCTCGACATAGATGACTTGGAAGAACCATTGCGTCTGGTCCGACGCGCTCAGGCTGCTCACCATGCGCTGGGCGCCCGTCTGGAGCAGATAGCCGTTGTCCATGCTCATTTGCAGCGCCGGGTCGCCCTGCGTCTCATGGCGGCCATTGCCGCTCTTGTCCGCCAGCTGCGCGACCTTCGTCCCGGTTGCATATGTGATCGTGGACGCATCGAACGGGTCAAGATACTGGTCTAGCCGCGCACCCAGCACGCTCGGCTGCCAGTTGCCGCGCAGGCCGACCGCGATGGCGAGCTGCGGCTGGATCTGGCCGGAATAGTCCGGCTCCGCGCCCGGTGCTGCGATATTCTCGTTGATGGAGAAGTGCTTGGTCTCGTCGCACCACAGGATCGCGCCGTTCATGCGCCGCGCCTCCATGTATCGGCGCACCAGCGACCCGTGCCGGGCGGCGCTGTCCGTGTCCATGCCGATGCTGTTGCCGACATCGTCATAGTCGCGGTGCCAGCCGATCTCGGTGCAGTGCATGTCGCGCCCGGTCACGCCCTCCATGTACATCCAGAGCTGCACATGCTCGCCATAGTTGCGCCAGGTCGGGTTGAACGCCTCGTTCGGGTCTGGCGTGCCCCACACATAGCTGAGCACGGCAGCCGTGGTGAAGAGGTTCACCCCGTCGTAGCCGGTGACGGGCTTGCTCGCGTCGATATAGCCGCGCAGCTCGGACGTGATGCTGGCGATATCACCGGACGGCACCCCGGCTGCCGTCGCCTCCGCTACGAAGGCCGCGACGATCGCCTCTTCGTCGTCGGGGTTGGAGAAGAAGGGAAGCCGGTGGAGATGCTGGTATCGACCGCCATTGAGGCCCTGATGCGTCAGGATGTTCGGATAATAGCCGACATGCACGCCATAGCCCACATGCTCGCCGAACAGGGCTGCCCTGAACCCGGCATCGGGCAGGCCCGACAGGGAATAGGGACCGGTGTAGCCCACATGGCCAGCATAATAGGGCGAGCCGATGATGTGCTTGATCCTCGGCCCGGCCACGCGCCTCATCGCGTGGTGTAGATCCACGATCATCGGCACATAGGTATCGTTGGCGGGGTTGCCACTTGGAAACTCTTCGCTCTCGTTCCACAGCTCGAAGCCGACCTTGTCGGAGTCGTAGCGGTTGAGCAGCTTGTCGATCGCGATCCAGACCTTGACGACTTTGTCCCAGAGCGGCGTCTGGTTCACATGCGCCATGCGCAGCGGATATTCGCCGAAGTCGCCCTGGTCGGCGCCGATCGCCACGCACATCGACACGACGACTTTCATGCCATGGGCAAGGACGCTGTCCGTCGCATGGGTGATGACGGTGAGCCATGGCGCCAGCGCCGCGTCAGAACCGTCGGTTTCCAGATACTTCTGCGGGTCGATGAAGATGCGGATGACATCGGCCTGCGCCTCGGCGGCACGCTGCCAGCGGTTCTTACCGGTCACGTCGGTCCAGTTGACGAAATTGTCCCACAGCGCGATCGGCGTCGATGGGTCGCTGCCCCATGTCCGATACCGGTCAAAGCCGATTTCCGACCAGTTCAGGCCCGGCCCGTGGGTGAAGCGCGTCACCCCGTCCCATTCGAGCCGGTCGGGCCATATCGGGCCGGTCTTACCGCTCAGCACCCATTCCGCGCTCGCACCGCCCGTGTTGCGCGCGACCATCAGCATGACGACGCTCCACGCGCCGCCCGTCGAGGTCGAATCATCCACATTATGCAAGCTGGCGCCGGCCGCCGGCACGAAGGACACGGGATTGGCCGTGGCCTGGATCAGAACAAACCAGTTCCCAACGTCGGCGTTGGCCGGCAGCGTGACCGTGCCAGTGAAGTCGGCCCGGACGCGCTTCTGCCGGTGCGTGGCCGGCGAATAGGTGAACGGCGCGGCCGCAACCACAAGTTCGGCGAAGTCGTCAACGATGTCCTCCATCGAGGCGGGGCAGCGGAAGAGCAGCGGCGTGCCATCGCTGAGGGAGATGGGGTATCGGCCGTCACTGTTCGGCCCGCCGGTGGCGGTGCCTGTCATCCACGTCTGAAACTCCTGCAGGGACAGGTCGCGGCGGCCAACAAGGGCGGAAACCTGATCGAGCAGCTCGGATATGGTTGGCATTTCTCAGATCCCGAATGCGCACCAGTCGAACCCGTCAAGGTGCTGGTTGTTGCTGGTTGAAGACTGCGTGCCGACCGCCGCACCGAACCGGGTAGGCTCGCCGACATTCTGCAGCCAGAGATCGCGAAATGGCGAAAAGACGCTGATGAAAGGCACGGGCACGAACGAGCGACATTCCGTGGGGAAGGGCTCGTCGAACACGATAGACAGCGACACTTCATCGTTGATTGGGGCGCGGAACTTGCCGCTCTTCATGATGATGCCGCCGGGCAGTTTCTGCGAAACCTGTGTCGTTGAGATGCCCTGATTATTCGTGAACTCTGGGTCCATTGCGCCGATGGAGATCCGGTCGACGCGCAGATTGGGGATATAGGCCCCATCGACATCCTCACCGAACACGGCCAGCACGCGCGTGCCATCCTCCGACATGATGACCGTGTTGTCGGCCTGAAACCCGATGATGGATTCGTTACCAGTCGCGCCGACGACAAGCGTGGCGACATTGTTATTGAGCCGCGCCTTGACGAGTGCCCGCGCCTCCTGACCGGCGGGGCCAAGCACGACTTCCATGAGATTGCTGACGTTGCCGTTTGTCGCAGCGTCCGCCGCCCCAATCTCCGTGAACTTCTGCGCCAGCGTCTGGCCGGCGCCGATCCGCACGGTGTTGAGATCGAGCACCCACCCGGTGCCGTCCGGCGTCTTGGCGCCGAGCAACGCCAAGGTGCTGACAAGCGCCGCGAGCGCTGTCACCTGCTCGTTACGGAAGGTCGCGAACACCGTATTGACCGGCTGTCCATCGACGAAGGTGCGCGCATCCAGCACTACCTGCGCATCGTCCTGGCGCAGCGCCTGTTCAAGGATGTTGACGGCATTGAGGTCTGTGAGATTGTTGACCGTCTCGGCCAGGCGCCCGGCGACCGATGTCCCGGCCGGCGCGCCCCGCGTTGCCCCTACCTCCGCTGGTTTTCGTGCCTCGATGGGCGTCCCGTCATCATAGATGGCGGACTTCATGAAGTTTTCCGCCGCCTCGGCGGTGAAGCGGAGCTGAACCACCGCGCCCGCGGTGAACGCGCGCGGGGGCGTCCCCTCTTGCGCGCGAACGACGGTCAGCGCATCACCGATCCTCGCGGTGCAGCGCATATATTCGATCTCGCCCAGGGCGTTCTCGACAGCCACGGGAAACCAGTCGTCGGGATACGCGGTCGCGGGAAAACGGGCACCGTGCCCGATCTGCACGGTTATCGTCGTGATGTTATCGGAAATCGATGTGGCGAGCGTCGATCGCGCGTTGTTCCTCAGCCTTATGGTCACGCAGCTGCCCTCCTACATGAACTGCGGGCGCGTGCGGGTCCGCGCGCGCTGCTGACCGCGACGATTGGCATTGAAGTTGGCGTCCTTGGCGTCCTGGAAGAGCTGGCGATAATATCCGGCCATCTGAGGGTTGCTGAACGGCTGCTCTGGGATTGCGAGGATCGTGGAGAGTGCGCCGTGGCCGATGTGCTGGCCGTACTGGTCCAGAATGAAGTCCGGCACATCGATGGCGGCTTGCGACGGCTTCATGAACGCGGAGATCTTGACCGTGCCGGGCCAGAACTTTGGGGCGAGCACGAAGCTGGTCGGGTTGATCTGCGTGATCTGGTACGGCTCAACGGGGTAGTCGAACGTCGCATCGTCATAGGCGACCGGCGTCAGCGGCTTGTCGTTGAACGACGCATCTTCCAGTTCATGCAGGTTGGCGCCGGCGGGCGCGACGATGATTTCCGTCTCCGTGCCGACCAGCACCGTGGTCTGTACGCGGCGCCAGCACCGCGTGGACGCGCAGAAGTCGCGGACGGCATCACGGACATGCGCCTCTGCGATCGGCTCGGGGCAGGCTACCGCATATGGCAGTACCCAGCGAAGGAACGCGACGAGATCGGCCATCAGGTGGCCCCCGATCCGGTTGCCCTGATACCGGCGGAGATGTTCGGGCTGTTCAGTGCTTCCTGATTGAACTTGATGCCGATCGAGTTGGCGAACTGCTGGAAGTGAAGCGCCGCGCGGTTCGTATTGCCGACATATTGCGCGTCCTTGGCGTAGGCGCGGTAGCAGACATAATCGAGCAATGCGTTCGCGTAGATCGCGGGCAAAGAGATATCGATGGCGTATGAGGCAAGCAGCGTGGCGCTGGCGCCGCCCGCGATCACGATGGGCGCGGGATCGATCGACAGCACGGCTTCGACCTGGCCGGTGCCGTCGTTGCCCGGATAGACATAGAAGCTGCGCGTATCCTCCTCGTCGAAGATGACGTGACGGACGTCCTTTCGGAACGGCGTTATGGTGCCATCGTGCCAGTCCCGGTTCTGCGCGTCGAGCAGGGCGCGAGCCACGACGCTGATCGACGATCCGCCCGTGCGCACGCTGCCGGCGACAGCCTTGATGTTGCGGACAAGGCGGAGCAGCGTGATCGCTCCCGCCGGGATCGTCTGGTAGGTGCCGGCAACGAGGGCGACGACGCGGTTATCGCTCGACGCCGACGGCTTCTGGAGCGCAATCTCGCGCTGGCCGTCGTTGAGCCACATGCATAGCTCAGCGAGCGGCCAGCGCACGCTGGTCTCGTCCATGACAAGGCGTCGGGCACGGTCAAGGATCTCCGACGCCTTCATGGCGTCAGCCCTTGGCCTTCAGCTCGGCGAGCGCGGCGGCGATCTTCTCGGGGCTCCACTTGCCGTTCGGGCGGTGGCCGACCAGCTCGTCATATTCCTTGGCGAGCGCCTCGCGATCGAGGGGCTGCGCCGTGGTGTCCTGGGCGCCATCCCCGTGCTCTTCTTCCTGTTCGTCGTCGTCCTCATCGGAGGTATCGGCGCCGGCGCCACCCGCTGCGCCGGCGCCGCCATCGCCCGCGTCCTGGGCGTCGCTGATGTCAGCGCCATTCCCGTCCTGCTGGCTATGGTCCTGGGGAAGGATGGTGTTGTCCGCCGACGTCCGAGGAGAGGGTTCAGACGCCGGCGGTTGCCCGGCCAATGCAGGGGCCGGGATGCTGTGGCTTGGAGGCGGGATCGTTGGACGGGTCGGCTCGGCGAGGTATTCGCCAGGACGTTCTGGAACAGACAAGTCGGCCAATGGATATCCGCCAAGGCTGGCTTCACCGATAGCGATCTTATCGATCAGCAGCACGGGTTCATCCACATCGTCATTGATCGTCGGGATCGATGCGCGCCATTGAGCAAACGCCCGCGCATCCTGTGGGCCACGGACGAGGAAGAATGCGCCTTCCGGCAGTTCAAGGCCGGCGAACGCGACGGCGCCATCGGCGGCGCGGAAGCCGTCGCGGATGGCTAGGAGGGTCGCGATATGCGCGCTGTCCTCGACTTCGGCGACGTGGCGGCCCTTTTCATCGGGCCTGAAATTGTACGTGATCTCGCCAAGCGTGATGTTCGTGCCCTTGGGGCGCTTGATGATGGATTCGATGAGCATGTCTGGCTCCTTCCGGCGGGGACGGGAAAGAGCGAAGGGGCGGCATGGCCTGAGCGTCAGCGCGCCCCCTCGCCTTGTCTTCGTATCTTCTACGGCGCTTACTGCGCGTAGAAGACGATCAGGGTCAGCTTCTTGGCCGCGTCGGCGGCGACCTGCGCACTGAACTGCAGGCCGATACCGCGATCCTTGCCGAGCGAGGCGACGTTATAGGCCTCGGCCTTGTCCGGGCGGCTGACGGCGGTGAGCGCCGTTGCGGCCGAGAACAGTTCCGTGCCGGCCACGCGGGCGTCGTCGTCCGCGCCCAGCTCGCCCGTCATGATGCCGCCGCTGGCGGTGACACCGGCAAAGTTGCCCTCGGGGATCAGCTTGTAGTCCACGATGCGGGCAAATGCCGGCAGCACGCCCAGTTCGAGGATGGCAGCGGCTGCCAGCGCCGAATTGAAGGTGTGCTTGAACACCGCGGCGTGAACCGCACCTGCCGTCTGGGGACGGGGCGTTGCGCTGGTGCCGAGCGCGTGACGGGAATGAGTGATCGCTGCCATGTGTCCGGCTCCTTACGCAGTCGGGTTCTTGGCGTAGGTATCCAGCGACATCACGCCGAAATCCTTGCCGTTGAACCGCGTTTTCTTGATGCCGATGATCGTGCCCGCGACAACGGTCGGCTCGTTGTCGTAGTCGTCCATTTCCTCTTTCCAGGTGAAACGGAGACCGCCTGCGGTGCCATAGGCGACGACACCCGCCTGACGGCCCATGAACAGGGCACGCGCGGCGGGCAGGTTGACGGCGGCGCCATAGTCCGAGAAGCGCACCGTCGATTCATGGCTGTGCAGGATGCAGTTGTTGATCATCCCGAGACCGCCCTTGAACAGGGGGCTGCTGCGGCCCTCTGCGGTGGCGGCGGCCTTCTGGATCTCCAGCCAGCCGGCATTGCCCGTTTCGGTGCGGAGCGAATGCTCCTGAAACGGCGACATCAGCGCGATGTAATGCCGCTCGCCGTTGACATCGACGGGCAGCATGTTCGCCGTCTTGGGGTCCGTGGCGCGCATCATGCGTGCCCGCACCGTTGCACGCTCGATCAGGTCGCGCGACATGAAGTCGTCGACCGTGATCGTCGCCTTGCTCGTGGCATCGCCGCCGAACAGGATGTGCTGGCTGTCGGGGGCCTCGATCGGGTTGCCGGCGTGACCGGTCCAGTCGGTGTCCTCGATATAGTCCTCGTTGATGCCGCGCGCACCCGAGAGATAGATGAACGTCAGCTCGTCGATATACTGCGACCAGTAGTCCGACAGGCGGTCCTTGGCGACGTTGCGCAGGTTATGCGCGGTGCGCTTGCGCGTCATCTTGCCGCCGGCCGACACGGCGTGACGGGTCTGGTCGATGGCAACCTCGTCCGTATAGAACTTGAGGTTCTCTTCCTTGCCCTTCACGCGGTTGTCGCCCTGCGTCGGCTTGCCGCGCAGCTGGACGGAGAGATCGTAGCTGATGCGGTCACCCGCATCGCTGTCCAGCTCGGTTTTGCGCTGGATGATGTTGTTTTCGCCTTCGCCGACGAACTTGCGCTGGAAGTAGCTCTTCTTCGCCGTGTCGATGAAGAGTGCGCCACTCCATTTCTTCTGCGCCTTGGCATCGCCGAAGGGGATGACAGTCTGTCCCATTTTGTGCCCTCGTGGAGTTGAATCCGCAAAGAGCACTCATGCGCTGATGCTTAGGCGTCGATTCTGCCCGATCAGTCAGTATGTTGCAACATATTCCTAAGACTGAATCTTGGAATTGCATTCAAGTGCTTTAACATGCTCCACTTTCAGCGAGGGGTCAGCCCTTATCACGAGGCGCGCTCGCCTTCCTGACTTGTGCTCAAGGGTAAGTTGAAGGCCATCGCCGATGGCGATGACCTCCCCTACGCCTATGTCAAATCTCATGAGTTTCAGCATGACCCCCGTCCCTTCCTTTGGCAGGCGCGGTCAGGCGCGGCCGAGATATTCCTGTTGATCGGCGTTGCTGAGCTTCGCGAGCGCGTCCTCATATTCGATCGACTTGCCGGCGTTCAGCAGGGCGTCGAGGTACGAATATTTGCCGTCATCGGTGTCGTTGATGTCGGCGGCGGGCACGTTGTGCAGGGTCGGCGGCAGTTCGACCTTGGCCTTTGCCTTCGGTTTGGGCTTTTCCGCCGGCACGTCGGCGGCCTTCGGGGCTGGCTTGGCGCTGGACGGCGACGGGATACCCATTTCCTCCCGCCAGATGTCGCGCGCCTTCTCAAGCTGCTTCCTGTTCGACAAGCCGGCATTGGCCTGATCTTCCGTGACGCGGCGGACGACGACGTCAAAGGACTGAAGGCGGGTCTGGTTGGCCTTGAGATCGGGGTTCTTGTCGAGGAACTTGTCGACGTCCTTGTACCAGGCGTTGGTGACGGCTTCGTCCTGCTCCTGCTGCCGGGCGAGCGTGTTGCTGATGGTGTTGCGCTCGTCGTTCAGCTTGTCGACCGCCTCGGTATATTCCTTGGTGGTAATCTCGCCATCGTCGAGCTTCTCGGCCAACGCCGTCTTCTGCGACGTGATGTCGTCGAGCTTCGCCTGGGCATCGGCTGGGTTGACGCGGTCGGTCGCCGGCGGGACTACCGGGGAATCGTCGTCATCATCGTCATCGTCAGCCGGCGCATCGCTGGCTGGGGCAACGGCGGGTTCCTTGCCTTCCGGTTCACCGTTGGCACCGGCATCATCGCCTTCGCCCTGATCGTCGTCGCCGGTACTGTCGTCGTCCTCGTCGGAGGCGTCACCGTCATTGCCGCCTTCGTCGCCAGAATCAGCGTCGTCGCCTTCTTCAAGGCCGGCACGCTCTTCGTCGGTGAGTATGGAAAGATCGTCGTCGTTGATATCAGCCATGATCGGCTCCTTGGTTATGCGCCTGGGATCGGCGCTGGTTGGTCGGTAGCGGGCGCGCCTGTTTCAGGCTGCATCTGCTGTTCTTCCTGTTGCTGCTGCTGTGCTGCCGCCTGCGCCGCGGCGGCTTGCTCCGCCTGCTGCTGCTCGGCCTCGCCCTGCATGATGCCCTGCTGCCGGGCGTCCTCTTCCTGCTCGGTACGGGACTGGAATCCGGCCTCGTGCAGGATCTGGTCGGCGACTGGCGCGACGCCGGGCGCGGACAGCATCGTCATGGCCGCCTGCAGGGCTGCCATCGTCGCATCGACATTGCCCTTGGCCATCGATGCCATGGCCTTCTGCGCCTCAGCGCTGACGCGCTGTGCCGTGGCGGCCTTCTGCTGTGCGCTGGCCTGCTTGTCGGCGATCGTGGCGTCTGTCAGCGCGTCCTGGCGCTGCTTTGCCTCCTGCGCGGCCTGAGCCTGCTGCAATTCTTCCGGCGTCGGCTCTTCGGCGTCCGGGTCACGCATACCTGTGACCTGACGGATGCGGCGCACCAGCTCGTCACGCTGGGGCATGTCCATGCCTTCCACGAGAAGATCGAGCATGACGATGGCGATCTGCGGGTTCACGGGCGCGAGCTGGGCGAGCAGCTGCATCAGCTCGTCCACCTGCGCCTGGCGGACGGACGCGCGCCAGTCCTGCTCGCTGATGACGAAATCGGCCTTGGTGCGGACGATGTCGTTCTCGGGCAATCCGTCGTTGATCGTCACATATTCGGGCGAGCCCCGCATATTCGTGATGCGGAACGCCTTTTCCTCCGACATGAACTGCTCGACAGCGGAGAGTTGCTTCTCGCCTTGGACCTGAGCGGCGAACCGGAGATTGTCGAAATTCCCAGCGGTAGCCATGGCCCCCTGTTCCTGCCGGCGGCCGATCGCGATGCCAGACGACGCATTGGTACGCCGACCAAGATTCTCGTCCGTAACGCCAGACTGCTGCTGGATCATGGAGATCGAGCGGCTCATCAGTTCGAGATGCGCAGGGGCAAGCTCACGATCAGCGTTGATCGTTAGCTCTTTGCCTGGCTTCTTGACGATGATGGCATCGGGCCGGGCGATTTCCTCGGCAAATTCGTCGAGGTCTGGAACAGCCCCCTCGTCCATGATCGTCTTGTTGGATGACAGGATGGAGAGCGCCTTTGATGCCCTCTTGTTGATGTCGCGCTGCATGCCTTTCATGCCACGGACCATTCCGTATGGCATGCCATCGCGGCCGCGCCGGTAGCACCAGATGGGCGTGAACGGAAATTTGTTGTGCCGGTATGGGCTCGGGCCGTCGTAGAGCAGGTGTGACGGCGTCATGATGGCGACGTGCATCCGCATCATCACCTTCTCGACGACCAGCGCGTGCCCGCTTTCGACCTCATCAGCATGCGCATCCGAATTTGGGTCATACACCTCGCCCTTGAAGTCGCCGCCGCGAAGGCGCTTGACCTTCACGGGCTTGCGATACCAGCATTCGATGGCGCGGAACCGATCCCGGTTCATGGCGAGCTGGTCCAGCGATCCTTCCGCAATGGCATCCTCAAGGGCGTCCATTGCCTCATCACCGTTCAGCCAGTCCGTACCCATGCTGCCGGAATCGCGGCAGGCTTCCTGAATATGACGGGCACGGTTCGGGAACATGGCGACGCCGACGTCATAATCCAGCCATTTCGACCGGAACACGTATCGGCAATCTGAAAGATCAAGTTCCGTGGCGGCGCTGTCCCACAGCATGTTGCGCCAATTCTCGTAGCGCGAGTAGACCGGCTCGCCGTCATCCTCGTCCTGCACGCCATCTTCGAGCCAGCCGACGCCGACCTTTGTCGCATCCTCGAAGGCGCGAGAGCGGTGGAACGGCGTCCGGTTGGCGTCCGAGAGATATTTCATGATCTGCGTCTTGCGCTCGGCAGGCTTCCCGGCATCCTTCCTGCGCGGCAAGACGCGAAAATCGGTGCGACTGCGCTTTTCTGTCCCCAGCACCCATCTTATTGTCGTGGCGATAACGTTATAAACCAACGCTTCCTGGCCGCGCTCCGCGAGTACGGCCTTGTCTTCTTCCGACCATTGCTCATTGTCGTAGAAGTCCTCGTCTTCGGCCATCTGGGCGCGATTTGGGGACTGCCGCTCCAGTTCGCGCTGGTAGTAGCCGATCAGCTTGCGATGGAGCTGGATGCCGGTCGGACTGTCGAGGTTCGACGTCGCGCCGCCCTTGGCGATGGGCAGCATGTTGGTGCTGTCGGGATAGAGGCGCTCTTCCGGGTTGTCCTTGCGGACCTTGCCGAACTCGATGCCCTTGGCTTGGATGTTGTCGTCAAACACGATCGCGGACCTCTGAATGATGCTCTTTGCCGTATTCGTCGCGGCGGATGGCATCGGCCACGACGACATGTTCAAAGGGCGCTGGCGGAATTGCGAGGAGATCGCCGATGTGATCGCGGATGATCGACGTGATGCGGATGCAGGCTGTCATTGAGGGCGTGATGCGCAGGTGTTGGCAGAACTGGTGCGATGTCCTGGCGGCGTGTCCGCCGTCGCCGACCGCTTCTGACCAGATCCACGCGGCGCTCTGGGGGACGACGCACGGCGTCACGCGATCGTGGCCTTCGTAATGCGCAGGCACGATCACGAGGCAGGGCGTGAGATCGTCGCCGAACCACGTCAGGAAGACGGTGAGATCGCCGTGCTGGTAGCGGGCGTGATAGCGCGTGAGATCGAGGGCGAATTGACGTCGTGCCATGTCTAAGCTGCCATTGCTGACCGGCGGCGCGAGCGGCTGGGCCGTGCACCTGCGGTGGTTGCGTATTCGGACCAGCCTTGAGCGAACTGACGGAATGCGTCGGCGCCTTCGCTGTTCTCGTCGTGGCGTGGGGTGGGCTTCCAGACGCCTAGCCGCGTGTCCCGCTCCTTGCGGTAGTTCTGCAAGCGGGCGAGGCCCTCGGCGCATGCGGTTTCGTCGAACCAGCATTCGCTGAACTTGTTGCGGGTCAGGTTGATGCCGTGCGTAATGTCGGCGACGCGCGGCACGATATCGAACTGCCATGTGGGTCGCAGCTCTTCGAGCATCGTGACCGGCTTGGCGATGACGGTGCCGAGCTGGCGCTCGTGGCCGGCGTCATGCGGGAGATAGTGGCGGCCCCAGAGGTAGCCGAGCTTCTCCATCTCCTTGACGTAATAGTCGAAGGGCTCGCCGTGGCCCTCGATATAGCCGATGAACCGGTGTTCGAGGCCTACGCGCTGATGCAGCCATATCGCTGTGCCGTCGCGGTTGCCGATGTCCCAGAAGGTGTTGACGGGCACATGGCTGACGAACGGCACCTTGCCGATCCGGCCGGACTTGCGCGCGGCGGCGAGCTGCACCGCATAATAGGTGCCCTCGGTCGACTGCTGGAACGCTTCCTTCGGGGTGGAAGGATATTCCTGCCACATCTTCTCGGGATCGCCGGCGAAGTCGCTGTTGCGGGTGGCGATGTACCAGGCGCGCTTGCGCAGGATGAGAGGCTGGCTGATCGCTGCCTCTACGGTGTCGAAATACTCGTGTTCCTTCGCGGTGATGACGACGCCGTCCGGGTCCATCTCATATTCGGGGTTCTCCCACCATGCGAAGAAGTTGAACCGCCATTCGCGCTTGGTCAGTGGGCGGGCGATCTGCGAGCGCTGCTCGGCGATGTCGGACATGGCGTGAAACTCATTGCCCTGCCCTTCCGCGGTGCTCTCGATAATGGCGATGCCGTTGAGCGGCACGGCCGGCAGCGATCCGGTGAGGACTTCCGTCGCCTTGTCTGGATATTTCGCGCAGATCTTGCCGAACTCTGAGATCAGCAGGCGATCGAGCGTGCCGGAACGCATCGATGTCGCGACGCGCAACGAACTGTTGTTGTGGCCAAACACCAGTTCGGTGGCGCTGTTCTTCGCCAGCGGCATGGCGGCGCGTAGATCGGCCGGCAGGTTGTTGTAGGCGAACTTCACCTTGTCGCGGAAAATGATCTCGGCCGCCGGCTTGTCCTGGGCGATGATGCCGCACCGCTGGTCGGCGTTGAACAAGGCGTGGTCGAGCCACAGGATGGTAATCAGCGTCGTGAAGCCGAGCTGGCGGGCCTTGAGGATGAGCGTGCGATACCAGAGGCGGCGTATCAGGCGCTTCTGGAAGCGGTTCGGGCGGAACGGAACGACCTTGCTGCCCGCTGCCTCGCCGTCGTCCTTGACCATGATCTTGTAGAGCTGGCCCGAGCAGATCCGCCACATTGGATCGTTGAGGCACGCCTCCAGTTCCTCGGCGGTCGATGGCACGAAGTCATGATCGATGCTGAAGGATGTCGCCGCGTTCATTCGTCGGGATCTTCCTCGATCTCGACGGGCGTGAGCGCGCTGCGGCGGCCCTGCATGTCCCTGAGGATCATGTGGACCGGGTTTTCCTCTGTTCCGACCGGCGTTTCGTCCTTGGCGTAGCCCATCAGCTTCACGATGCTGTCGAGCGCGGCGCGCTTGCTGGACCATTTGATCTTTGCGGTACGGCCGATCGCCAGCGTCCTGGCATGCGAACGCTTCAGCGCGCCGCCGTGGGGCTGGCCTTCAAGCTCGGTATCGGGTGCCTCGCCGATATATTCCTCTTCGACCTCGAACTGCTCGAGCGCGGCGGCGGTGGCGTCGTCGAGCTGGCTCGGATGCTTGAGCGTGCCATCTTCAGCGAAGAAGCGCCGCGGATCGGCGAATGCGATCTTGGCATATTCCTGCAGGACACGTTCGCGCGTGACTTCGAACTTCTCGGCGTCCTTGGCGCGGATCGCGGCGATGGCGGCCTGAATGGCGGGCTGCTTGAGCAGTCGGGACGATGCGGCGCGGGCGGCCTGTCCTGTCGTGCGGTATCCGGCGCGGGCATAGGCGGCGGTGGCGTTGTGCGGGATCTCGGCCAGATATTCGTGAACGAACCTTTCCTGTTGCATGGAAAGGCGCTGCGTCGCCTCGTTGGCGGGCTTCCTGGCTTTGCGGCCGGGAGCCTTCTTTGGCTTTTTGCGATCCTTCATTGCCCGTCCCGCGCTCGTCGTGCGACGTGATTCTTCGCGCGTCCATGGCCGGTAGTGCAAGCAATATCATGTGGTTGTCTGATATAGCTCGTATTCTATATGCGAATTACACGTTAACATATTGATTTATAACAGACTGGCCTGAAATTCCGTTTCGTTACCGTTAACATAAATCGCGCGTGGCTGACTCTCGGGAACGGGCATGTTAACATCGGCGCATGCCTGGCGATCTGGATGACATCTGCGCTCAGATTGAGTGCCCGAAATGCGGGCGGGAACTGAGCGTTCCGTTCCGGGTAATTCGTCTCCAGAAAGCGGTTGGTTGCCAGTGCAGGGCGATGATCGCGCTGCAGGACGATACGCCGTTGGCTGAGCTTCAACGCCTGATCGATGAGCAGAACTCGCAGGCTGGTGCGAACGACGACTGAACAGGCCCATCGTCTCGCCGCCACATGCATGGCATGTGCGCGGGAGCGACTGGCCAATATCGTCCTCGCGACCGCCGCACAGGCATTCGATCTCAGGCCTGCGCATCATTGGTGGCATAGAAGTCGCAGGGCGACACCTGCTCGTGGACGATATTGCCGTCTGCATCGATGCGAGTATGCGTGATCGCCACGCCTTCGACGCGCAGTGCCAGCGACATCAACTCGTGATGCTTGTCGAGGTAGGCGTTCGCGCGGGCGATGGCCTCGATCGCGACGCGCTGCTCGGCATTGGCGTCGGTGAGCGCCCGGTCGGCCAATGCGCGGATTTCTTCGGGAACATTCATGATGGTTAACCTCAAAAGCTATTCGGTGGGAGAGATGTCGTCGCGGCGGGAAGGTGGGCGCTCGACGCGCCATCGCAGGCTCGCAGCCTTGCCCAGCTCGGCCGCCAGCGCGCGCCTGATGTCGGTATCGAAATTGCCCTGGATGTAGCCGGACATCATGTCGCTGGGCGCGGTGACGGTCAGCGTCTGCCCCGCGATGTCGAACCGTGTCGGCGTGATCCAGGCATTGAAGCTGCCTGGCGTGATCGCTCGGGACAGGCGCTCGCGGATGGCCCGCGCCGCCGCGCATTCACCGCTGTTGTCGAGCGCCGGTGTCACCTTCGCCGGGCGGTCGGCGCTGGCGGCATAGTCGAATTTCACACCGGCCTTGGCGTCACGCAGCACGCGGGCCGTCACCTCGTTGATGCGGTTGCACCATGCCCGGTTCCAGTCGAGCTTTCGCGCCCCTGCCCGGCCTTCGCCGAGCCAGTAATCGCGAAATGCCTCGGCCTCGGCCTCATAGGCGCCATCTGGCCATTGGCGCACCTTCGCCTGCGCTGTCTTGGGCAGTTCGCTGATAGGTGGCGGTGTCCATGCCTCCGGGATCCGAGAACCCCGATCATGTTTCGCTTTCACCTCACCGCCCCCCTGGGGGGGTAGGGGGGGATTAATTACACTCCTTTCTTCACTCTCTGGGGTGACAGCAGTGTCATGGGGCCCATGACAGGGGTGACACCCTCCCCCTGTCAGATTGTCACCCTCCCCCGGCGACAATCTGTCACCCTCCCCGCACGACAGATTGTCATGGGGGGGTGTCAGATTGTCATGGGGTTTGGCGCGCTTTCCTGCGGGCGGAACGTGAGAAACCTTGGACGGTTTGTAGGTCGGAAAGCGGAACGTGTTCCATCCCTGCCCGCCGTCTTCGCGCGCGGTGATGTCCTTCACGACGAGCCCCAGCCCCTCCAATATCTGGACATAGCGCTGCACCGTGCGAACCGACACTTCGACCTCATCGGCAAGGCGGCGGAGCGACACCTGGCACGGATCGCCGCGCGGGTTCATCCAGTTGGCGATGCCGACCAGCACCGCCTTCGTCACCGGGTGCCCGGTGCGTTGCTGTCGCGCCCAGTTCTCGGTCTCCCAGGACATGTTATGTCACCGCCTTGATCGTCCAGCCGCCGCCCTTGTTCGGAAAGGCCATCTGGAAAGCAAAGGGATAAGTATCGGCGGCGATTCTCATCTTCACGCGCGCATCCTCCTGCACGATCGCGGCGGCGCCCTTGACGTCGACCATCGTCAGCACGCCGTCCGCCGGGAGAACGGCATAGTCGACCGTCAGGAATGTGTTGTCCGCCAGCCTGAGCTTGATCCCCTCGAAGCGATACCAGAGGATCTCGCCAGCGATCATGCCCGGCTTGAGCACCTCGTCCTCATAGCGCTGCTCGGTGCCGTTCTTCTCGCCCGTCTTCAGGCGGCCCAGCGCGTACAGCCGTTCCTTGCCCTTTTGGGGCTTAGGCTGCGCCGGCGCCGGGATCTTGCCCTCGGCAATGAGGCGCGCGGCCAGACGGCTGCGCATGCTGGGACGGCTCATGCAGCCCGCACATCGACGCGCAGCGCCTTGTCGAGCCATTGCGCCTCGTCCGTCACCATGCGCTTGCCCAAATGATCGGGCGCGGTGACGACGCCCTTCTTCTCAAGATGCTCGATGATGCGCGCGGCCTGATTATAGCCGATGCGCAGTTGCCGCTGGAGCCATGACGTCGATGCCTTGTCATGCTCAACGATGAGATTGAGCGCGGTCGCGAACAACTCAGCGTCGCTCGCGGACGGGGGCGGAGCGGGTTCATCCGGCACGGGCCTGCCGTCATGCCCCTCGAACATGCCGGGCGCGCGCGCGGGCTCGTAGCTGTCGATGCCAAGCGCGTTCTTGTAGGTCTCCAGCAGGATCTCGGATTCCTGCCGCACATGGGTTTCGAGCTTACGCAGGCGGACGATGGCGCGCATCGTCTTCACGTCGTAGCCGTTGGACTTGGCCTCAAGATAGACATCCTTGATGTCGTCGCTGATGCCCTTCTTCTCCTCTTCCAGACGCTCGATGCGTTCGATGAAGAGACGCAGCTGTTCTGCCGCTACATTTCCGTCTGACATGGTTTCCCCCTTGGGCTGGTTATCTCGGCCGGCGCCGCTGGCAGCGCAGCGCGCGGACCTCGGCGGCGCTGACGCGCAGGGCGCTGTTGGAGACGCGACGGGCGATCAGCTCGTCACTGGCGAACACCGGCAACATGTTGTTGACCGCGTCGCGGGTATATGGGCACCGGATCACGCCACCGCCTCCTGCTGCGCCAGCTCCAGGCGCTTGCATGCGGTATCAAAATGCTTCGGGCTCTTCTCGATCCCTACGAACCGGCTGCCCGCCTTCACTGCGGCGACGCCGGTCGAGCCGGTGCCCATGAACGGATCGCAGATGGACCGGCCCGCACAGTTCGCCATGATCTTGTCCATCACGGCATCCGGCTTCACCGTGGGATGGTCGAACGGGCTCTTTCCGACGGCATTGACGATGTACCGCTTCTTGTCGGCCAGCTGGCCGAGCGGATGGAAACCAGCGCTCCAAGCGTGGATATAGAACTCGGTGTCCGGCTGGTAATGCTTGTTCGCGACCGGCATCGGGTTCGACTTGATCCACGAACAAACCACGAACCGCTCGAAACTGCCGTCGAGGAAGGTCGAGAGCTTCGGGATCTGGTCATTATGGCAGAACACCACGACGCTGCCGCACATCAGCGCGTTGATGATCTTGTGATCGAAGCCCTTGTCGAGATCCTGATCCACGATCGCGTCAAAATGCGGGCGATCAGCCCGAAACTGACCTCCACCCAGATTGTCGAACACATAGGGCGGGTCCGTAACCAGCACATCGAACCAGCCGAGCGTTGGCAGGATCTCATATGCGTCGCCCAGGTAGAGCGTGGCGTTGCCGATCACGACGGGGCTCATGCGCCAAGTTCCTGCTCAGCGCCGGCGGCCAGAAAGGCGGCGCGATGCGCATCGATGAGCCGCACCACGGCAAGCCCTCCTACGCCAACGCCGATCATGAAGGCCGCGACACTACAGCCGGCGATAGCGGCCCAATATGCATAGTCCATCTTCCACTCTCCCAGATGGTCCTGATTTCAAGGAGATCGCGCGCGGGTGAGCGCGATCGGCGACAACAATGTCCAGTTTAGAGACACCTGAAATTGTACCATTGCGCAGGTGCAACAAATCTATCATGACTAACTAATGATATATCGAATCAGTATCTTAGCGACTTCCGAGCGGCAGCCATCAGGCGGCCAGCCCATAGAAGCTATTGGGGGGCACTTGCTTGCCCGTGCATTCGTAAATCCGCTGGACAATCGTGCGGTTGGGGATCGTGTCACCCTTGGCCGCGCGCGTAATTGTCGAGACAGAACAGCCGACCTGGCGCGCCAATCCGGTCGCGGTCTTGTCGGGCAAATCCAGATATTCGGATAGGGTCATGGGCGGCAACTTGCATATTATGCAATATTTGGTCAATGACGAAGTTGCATATCATGCCGTGGAAGGTGCGAGGAAGACATGCGAATTTCGCCGCATGAGAATAAACCTTGCTAAATTTCGCGAACGCCTGGGCTTAACCCTCGAGGAAATGGCGGAAAGGATCGACGCTTCTGACAGCCAACTCTCCCGCTGGGAGAAGGGAAAGAGCAACATCCCCAGCAAGCGGCTGCCAGAACTCGCGAAAGCATATCAGTGCCGGGTGTCTGAAATATTCGGCGAAGATAATGAGATCGATGAGACCGAACTGACGCCAGATCAGCTCACTGAAATGGTAAGGATCGCTCAGGGCGAGATGCAGGCCGGGATCGTCTTCGCGGACTATCCGCGAGCCGTTGCAACAAGTCTTCATGAACAGCTAAGGCAGATTCAATCTGCAGGCGGCGTTCGCGTGAGTTCGGCTCAAGCACGGCCAGTAAGCAAAGGCGCTCGATCTCCTCGGCCCAGTAGTCCAGGCGAGCAGGGATAATAGCGCATGCCAGCATGCAGGGTTGGCAGCCGACTTCACAAGCGGGGTTCATTAATTCCACGATCGAGCTCCTGAAAGGATTACAGCTTCAGGCGCGCGGGGAAATTAATGGTTAAGATCCGCTTGACTATTTGAACTCTGGGAAAACTCATGAGCGACCTGTTGAAAGCAGCTACTGTTATTGGCGCGGCGATCATAATTGCGACTTGCATTAGCATCTATTACTCGCCCTTTCGGTCCTGCGTGCGGGCCGGCGGCGGCGACCCACAAAGCGTGAACTGGTGCGCGAGGGCGACGGGCCGATAACAACAGTCGGTCGGTTCATATATGTTCCGGCTTCGAATTAAATTGCACAATATGCAATTTCATCATTGACGCCATATTGCACAATATGCAAGATCGTGAGCAACAAACAAGCTGCTCACGGAACTCTTGTATGCCGCAAGCTATCAAAATCCCACGGACTGAAGGGGCTGCCCGCTCCGATGTAACGGTTGCACCGGATGCCATGTTCGGCTGCGATGTTCCCGGCACCCGCGCCTATCGCGCCCGGCATATCTCGATGCTCTGGACCGCTCAGCTCTGGCATGAGGCGATCATGGTCGCGGCTGCCGCTGTGTCGGTCGGGTTCATGCTTTACGCCCTTCGTCCGGTGCTGTCCTGATGATCGACATCGCCGCCCTCCAGGCGCCCTTCGCCCCCCATGAACATAGCTGGCGCGCCCAGCAGGTTGCGCGCGACGGGCGCAAGGCGATGGCGCTCTGCTACATCACCTCGCGTTCCGTCCAGAACCGGCTCGACGCCGTCTGCACGCCTGCAGGCTGGGAAAGCGCCTTTGCCGAGACGGCGAGCGGGCGTGTCATCGCGACGATCACCATCGATCTGGGCGCGCGCTGGGTTGCGAAGAGCGACGGCGCCGGCGCGACGGCGATGGAGGGCGAGAAAGGTGGCCTGTCGGATGCGTTCAAGCGCGCCGCGGTGATGTGGGGCATTGGCCGCTATCTCTACGGCCTGTCGAGCGTCTGGGCCGAATGCGAGGTTCTGCGCGACGACAAGGGCGACATGCGCCTGAAGAACGGCAAGCCGACGTGGAAGCGCTGGACGGCGCGCGGGATCGATGATCTTGAGCGCGCGCTGCGCGAATTGTTCAACCGCATGGAGGGTTCCCCCGGAGCGCAAGCTCATCGGGTCGCAGGGCGGCGAGCAGTGGAATTGCTGCCGCCGCCCACAAAACCTGACGTGCCGCTGAGCGACGCCCCGCCGTTCAAGATGCCGGCCGTCGTGACGGCGCTGATCGACGGCCTGCCCCATGCCATCCGCGACGGCAGCGCCGACGTCTTCTGGCGCGAGCACTATCCCAAGGTGCCCGACGTCTGGCAGGCGTTCGTGGTCGCCGAGAAGGATCGGATCAAGCGGGAGGGCGGACAATGAACGTCCCCAGGCGCGATCCCGTCAAGCTGACACCCGTCGAGCACAAGGACGCCGACCATTGGTGGCGCGTCCATTTCGAGGGCGACCGCCGTCCGCCGATCATTCTTCCCAGCCGAAAGGGGGCACGGTGATGTCCGATACCATCGAAGCGAACCCGCAATTGACGCTGGTTCCTTGCCACGTCCGGCGGCCCACACGGATCAGCACGATTTCGCACGGACACGTCGAGCGTGAGCATGGCGCCGTCGGTGTCGGCTCGGAGATCGTGGACGGCGCGCCGCTGATGTTTCTGTCGTCCCATCTGCCCGACGGCGAGACCGTCATGGCGGTGCTCGACGTCGATGACGCGGAGGTGCTGTTTCACCTGCTGCTGCGCGAGCTGGGAAAGCTCGCGCGCCACGTCCCCGGCCAGCCGGTGGAACTGGCGAACTAACGAGCCCCAAGCCTCGGACGCGCTGCACCCCCGCGTCGCTTGCTCCCAGCGGATCGGCTGTCGAGGCCGGTCGATCCGCACCCAGAGATTCGAAGGCAATCCGATGAGCAAAATTTTCAAGGGAAAGATCGAGGGTAACCTCGTGATCGAGAAGGGCGACGACGCTTCTGCTGTCACCAGCATCGGCGGCTACCTCGACGTCAGTGAGGGCGCGAGCGCGGACCTGCCGGTGCTCACCAGCATCGGCGGCTCCCTCTACGTCAGGCAGGGCGCGAGCGCGGACCTGCCGGTGCTCACCAGCATCGGCGGCTCCCTCGACGTCAGGCAGGGCGCGAGCGCGGACCTGCCGGTGCTCACCAGCATCGGCGGCTACCTCGACGTCAGTGAGGGCGCG